CTAGGCCGCGTGCCCCATGTTCTGCCCCACACTTGGCGAAGTGGTCTGTTGCACGATCCATTCGTCCACCTGTGTGGATAGCCACAGCGATCGTGAGCAAACCTTGTGCGGCTTGGGAAATTTTCCGATCTGCACCTGGCGGTAGATGGTCGCAGGGCTCAGCCCTACCTTCGCGCGTACGTCCTTCATGGCGAGCAGGCGCAGATCGCTATCAGTCTCGGGCATTGGGGTCCTCCAGCAGGTATTTCGTATCAATGGCCCAGCCAGGTTCACGCGCGCCGAGCAGTCGGAGCTCTGCGGCGTCGAACTCGTCCAGACGCAGGAAAGTGATTGCGGCTTCAATGTGCCCCGGCGCCAAGGCGCATGCGCTGCAGAACCGGTCATAGACGTTCTGCTTGCAGCACTGCCATGGTTCGGCCAGGTCGTGCATGCGCTTGCCCTCTTCGCGAAGATGGCGCTTCAGCACCTGTCGCACGGTGGCCTTGCCGACCGGCACGCGGATGGGCCGACCGCCCACGGCAAGCCCGTTGTTGCGCGCTTGGCGGGGCAGGGTGCGGGAGTCGTCAGCCATTGCGCATATCCGGATCGATAGGGCGAGTGGTCATGCGCTGGGGTCTCCCGCAATGCGTGCACGTACGTACGAACACACTCACCGGCCAAGCGACGCGCATCAGCGTGTCCTCGCAGCGGGTGGCGTTGAACTGCCAGCGCCCCCAAATGTGCCAGCCGACCTTGCACAGAGTTTGGTTACTGATCGCCATCACTGCACCTCCGGCTTGGACTGCTGGTCGGCTCCCACGTAGTGCGGCATGTTGTCGTAGCCGCACTCGGTGCATTCCCAGCCGGTGTCCAAAGTAGGATAGCCGCACCGCAGGCAGCGCTGGTCGTCATCATCCACGCCGCCGATATGAAGTTTGTCGTTCACCCTTTCGCGCCTTCATCCGTGGGGCTGGGTTTGTGCTGGTATCCAACACTCCCTCTGTCCCGCATGTCGTGCCTGGTCGGTGCCCTGTCTTCTTCAGCGATGAACCGGAACGATGCAGGCTCCTTCGCCACTGCCGGCTGTTGGTGGGTGGCGAGCAAGCGGCGCAGCGCCCAGCGCGCTTTCGCCGCCACCTCCATGATGTAGCCGGGCTGGTCGTCGGGAAGTGCATCTAACTTGTCCAGGCATTCAGAGAGCTTGTCGAAGCCGGCGCGATCTACGGTCAGCGTTTCGCCATTGTCTTGCGCGTCGTCGGCCAAGCACCATGCTGCGTATGCCAGCTCTAGCAGTGCTTCGATCACGCTGCCCTCGCCATCAACCGGCACAGCAGCAGGCGCGGGCGGGGCGGTGTAGAGCGGCGCCCCATCCGGCAGGTCTCGATTGAGTTTTCCGTAGGTGAAATGGTCGCTGGTGGTCACGACAGCCACTGGCCCCACCCCCACCGGCTGGCGGGCGGCGAGGTAATCGGCATAGCGCACGAACTGCTGCGGCTCGACGATCCCCGAGTGCGAGGCAACATCGAACACCGTCATGCCGTCGATCATCCGCCAACCGGTGACGGTTCCGCCTTGGGCCGGCTGGGCGGCGGCGCTGGGCTGCTGCAACTGTCCGAAATTGCCGGAAGGCTGGCTCAGGACGGCAGCGTGCGGCCGTGGCCGCGTCTGCGCTACAGCCTCCCAGAAGGCGCGCGCTGCATCGGTCGTGCTGACACCCTCACTGACCACGACGTCGCCAGCGGGCGTTACCCGGAACAGCTCACGCGGGTAGCCAAATACCAGGTCGCTTGCAAGGACGGGTTGCACAGCTGTGGCCGCACTGGCGCTGGTCCTGAGCGAAGGTTGATGGGCCGGGCACGACCAGCGGAGAGAGCCATCGCCCGACGGGTAGGTGCATGTGGTCTCGGTCGACATGGCTCAGCCCTCCACCTTCGACAGGCGCAGCGCCTGCTCGAGCACCAGGAACAGGCGGCGCATCTCGGCCGACTGCAGCGCGAAGCGCGCATCCAGCTCCGCGCGCGCTCCGTCGCCCTCGACGTCGTCGAGCTGGTCCAGCGCGCCATCCAGGAACTTGAGCTTCCGGATCACCAGGTCATCGCCCAGAACGAAAGACAGGTTGTCGTCCAGCACCAGCGCCAGCTTGGTGACCTGCTTGCCGGCCTCCAGGTGCTTGTCGATCTCGTCGCCGCGCAGCTCTTGGTGCTGGCACTTCACGATGGCGCCGCCCTCGATCGGGTCGCGCAGCTCGGCCTCCTCGCCGATGCTCAGCGATTCCGGCAGCGGCTCGCCGGCGATCCATCCGGTGAGCACGGCGCGCGGCGCCACCTCGGCGTTGAGTGGCAGGGCCGGGAAGCTGCCGAGCATGCCGCGGATCTCCGACACGACACTTTCGCCGACCTTGCGGCTGGATGTGTCGACGATGGCCAAGCCGTTCGCCAGGTCGAGGATCACGTCGGTGCGCGAGTTGCGCACGAAGGCTTTGGGCAGCAGCTCGTGGATGATGTCGTCCTTCAGGCGCTTGCGCGCGTTGCCGCGCGGCCGGCGGCCTTCGCGCTTCTCGATCTCGGCGCACTTCTGCTCGTGCGCGTCATTGATGACCGCGCCGGGCAGCATCTTGTCCTGACCGCCGACGGCCAGCCAGAGGAAGTCGCCCAGCCGGTGGCTGAGCTGCTCGGTCTCCTCGCGGCCGAACGGGGAGACGAAGCCGCGGGAGGCCATCTCCAGCGGGCCGACTGGCTTGAGCGTGCACTGGGGCAGCAGCTCCTCGACGGCGGACAGGTCGAGGGAGGTGGGGAAGCGGAACATGGTGAGGTTGCGAAAGAACATGTTTGGTCCTTGGAGAGAGAATTAGGGGAGGCGACGGAAGGAGATGACCCACACCCAGGGGTTGGCGTCCCAGTTGCCGCCGGTGCTGTTCCACAGCGCCTTAAAAGCAATGCGTTCGTCACCGGTATTGAGGTCGCGAATTGGCGTGTCCTGCTCACCGGCCCATTCCATGGCGGCCTCGGCGAGCGCATCGACCTCGCTGATCGCCTGCAGGCGCTCGACGCGCACGTCGGTGATCTCCAGCACCAGGCGGCAGGCCCAGCGCGGCATATGGACGCTGGGATTCCACCAAGGGTCATCCACGAAGGACTGCATGCCGTTGCGTTCAAAGGGCGTAAGGCTGCGATACGGCCAAGGTTCGCCGCCCAGCATGTAGATGGGTGGGAACTCGCCGTCAGCGCGGTAGATCGTGCGGTACGAAACCGGCGGTGGTCCCGGAATTCCGGCGCGACCCTCGTGCGAGTACCGGCCAGCGGCGACCTGCAGAGGGTGGACCTGTTGCCACGTCTCCCGCACCCACAGCCGGTCGCCGGGCTGGCCGAAGGGGCATTGCCAGATTCCAAACCCCGGGACCTCGCCGGCAGTCGTGCCGGCATGCCAAACGCTGTTTACGTCGCTGCGCATCCAATCTGCGCGCGCATCAGGGGCAGGCTTCACCACGTGCCGCGTCTGCGACTTCGCGCCGGACAGGATGGCGCGCACCTCGTGAGCTTTAAGGCGGATCGGGCGCTCACGCATGTGCCGGTCCTCGCGCCTTGAGCCACTGTCCAAAACTCATCCCCGAGTCCGCGCGCAGGAATTCGCGATATCGGCGCTGCCCGGGGGATAGCTTCGGCTCCGGCGGCAACTGCCCGACCCTGGTGGCTTCGGCTGTGCGGCCAGCTGCCGTAATTGTGAAAATGTCGCTGCCGCCGGACAGCACGTTACCGTCGCGCCGTTGCATGAGGCCAAGCTCGACCAGTTGCATGCAGATCAAGTGATCCTTACTGCCTTCACTGGTCACGAAGTGATTGCGGTAGCTGCGCTCGCGCCCGTACTCGCCGGTGCCGAGCGAGTAGCGCAGCACGTGCAACTCGGCCTGTGTCAGGTCACGCATGGTTGTGCTCCTTATCGATCGCCGCGAAGCGCTGCGGCATCTGGGTGAGGTCTGGGCGCTGGCCGTTGCGCCAGGCGGTCTGGTAGTTGCGGCCGAACTGCTCGCGCAGCTGGTCGATCTCGCGGGCTTCGGGTGAGAGCTGGGCGCGGCGCAGCTGGCAGGCGCACTCGTAGCGGTGCAGGCGCGCGGCGTCGGTGATCTGGCGCGGCATGCCGGCGAGGTCGTGCTGCAGGATGGCGTCGAGGCCGCGGCCGAGGAGGGTGAGCGTCATGCGACGTCTCCCAGCGGCAGGCCGATCTGTGTCGGCAGTGCCGCCTCGCGCGCGGCTGCCTTGATGGCGGCGGCGATGCGCGCCTCCGCGATCGCGGCATAGGCCGGGTCCATTTCGATGCCGACGAAGGTGAAGCCCTCGAGCGCTGCTGCCTTGCCGGTGCTGCCGCTGCCCATGAAGGGGTCGAGTACGGTGCCGCCGGCCGGCGTGACCAAGCGGCACAAATAGCGCATCAGGTCCGTCGGCTTCACCGTCGGGTGGTTGTTCGCGCGAGCCTTAGGTTCGTACCCCTCATCCCGGCGGGTGATGTGCTGGCCGCTGGTGTTCGACACCATGCCGCCGCTGACCCTGTTGAATCCTTCGAGACCCTCATCGCGATCAGCCTTGCTGGCCTTCGCGCAGTAGAAGAAGCGAGCAGCGCTGCCTGAGTCGCGGCGAGCGATGGCGTCGCGGGCAGCTGACATGTCACCGTAGATGCCAAGCGTCTTACGGTCCCGGCTATGTCCGCGGAGGTCGCCCTGTTGTCCTGGCGCCTCAGGAAACGACGCCAGCACTTCGTCGCTGCCGTCGTGGATCAGGTTGGCCGGCCAGCGGCCGACTACTGTTGACGATACTTGGCGCGGCGTCCAGTCGTCGTCATGCATGACCCCTAGCGACGACATGCCCCCGTTCGTACGGATTTCATCTCCTACCCTGCACCCATCGATATTCAGGCCCCCGGTGCCGTGCGAGGAGAAGTTCGCGGCCACTGTGCGGGCGAGCGGCTTGCGCGCCAGCAGGATGGGTTCATAGGCCGGCTTCAACGCAGTGCCGCCCCATTCGCCGTTGTGCGACTTTGGGAAGCCCGAGCCGAACACCCACATCAGCGTGTCACGGATTTCGAAGCCGGCCTCCTCGATGCCGCACACCATGCGGTGGTAGGTCCGAGGGGAGGCGAAAACCATCATGTGTCCGCCGGGCTTGAGCACGCGCAGCGCCTCGATGGCCCAGGCGCGCGAGAAGTCCTGGAACGCGCGCATGCCGCGCGGCGAAAGGTCATAGAGGCCGGCCGCCGCCGCGGCACTGCGATGCCTGCCCTGGGCCGTGCATGTGGGATCAGCGCTCGGCATCGACCGGCGCAGCTCCATCCGCTTGGTGATGTCGGCCCCGTCCCATGCCTTGCCCATGAAGCCGATTCCATATGGCGGATCGGTCACGATGGCATCGACCGAGGCTTCGGCCAGGGTGGGCAGGATGCTGATGCAGTCGCCGACGTGAATCATGCGGCCACCTGCAGCGGTAGCGGCTTCGTGTCGAGGTTTGCCCGCGCCAGCGCGACCAGCGGCGGCGGGCTGACGCTGTTGCCGCACATGCGCACGGCGGCGCTGGTGCTGATCGCCCGGCCGTCAGCGGTGTGCGTGATCCGGTAGCCGGCGGGGAAGCCCTGCGCCCGGAACAGCTCGTGCGGCTTGAGCATGCGAAGCCCGATGTCGACGATCACGTACGGCGTGCCCTGGATCGTTACCGTGACCAGTGCCATGCGATCGCGCGTCGTCGCGGTATCCAGCGGCTCACGCAGATCCACGCCGATGCCGGTGCCGTAGTACTTCACCAGGAACGCCGCGACCTGCAGCGCACCGGCCTGCTGCTCGGCGCTCAGCGTGCACTCGATCATCCCGTGGTGTACGGCGCCGGCGCACACCGTGCCCAGCGGCTCGGCCGCATCCTGTCCGTGTGCATTCTTGCGCATGGTGATCAGGTGCGCGGTGGCGAGCTGCTGCTGGCTACCGGTGGCGGTGATTGTGCTCATCGGATCACGCGCATCGCGGCCGCCGCCTTCGTAGAAGCCGCCGTTCGCCTGCTCGAGGAATGCGCAAGCGACCGCCTGGCCGCCGCTACCGCTGGCAGTGACGGTGCCCACCGGTGTGCGGGCATCCTTGCTGCCCGAGCCCCAACGCTGAGCGGCGCCAGGGCGCCCCTCACCGTGGCCGGCCTGCACCATGATCGGTGCCACCAGCGCATGCTTCACGCCGCCAGCGACGACGGTCCCGAGAGGCTGCTGCAGGTCCAGTGCGCGCGGCGCCTGACCCTCGCGCTCGCCGTAGCCGGTCTGCACCAGCGTCGGCGCGATCAGGCCCAGCGCATGCGCAGCACCTGCGGGGCGCTTGGCGCCGCCGCCTGCGGTGATCGTCGGTATCGGCTCGGTGACCGGGCGTCCGTCGCTATCGCCGCGGAACTTCGCCAGCACGGGTGCTACTGCGGAGAAGTGCCCGCCCTTCACCCCGGCGCAGATCGTGCGCAGCGGTTCGTCGGCGCGCATGGTGCGCTGGTTGCTGGCGTTCGAGTGCTCGGTGATGAACGGCGCCAGCTCCGGCGCAACCAGCATCAGCTCGCCGCGGTTGGCCGCTGTGATCGTGGGCAGCGGCGCCTGCACGTCGTTGACCCGGTCCGAGCCCTGATGCGTGGCCGGCACGATGAAAGGATCTGCCGACTGCAGCACGTGCCGCATGACGCCCTTGGCAATTCGGCGCAACGTGGCATCTGCCAGCGGGCGCTTGCGCGTGAAGATGGACGGGCAGGGCAGGGAGAAGTCCAGGCAATCGGCGGCGCGCACGCGCGGCTGCTGGCCGGCCGCGGTGCCGTGTGTCGGCGCCGGCCATACGATCGGCTCGCCATCGCGGCGCGCGATCAGGAACAGCCGCTCGCGGCTGGTGCCGGCGCCGTAGTCGCTGGCGGTCAGCTTGCGCCACTCGACGCGGTAGCCCTTCGACTCCAGCGCAGCCACGAACTGACGCCAGGTGCGGCCGCTGTGGCGCTTGTCCGGCACCAGTTGCTGATTCGCCACCGGCACGCGCTCGCCACGTGCCGCCACCGTGCCGTCCATCTTCATCACGCGGCCGGTCAACTTGCAGCGCTTGGCCACCAGTGGCCCCCAGGTCAGGATCTGCCACACGTTTTCCAGCGAAAGGATGCGCGGCGCGGTGTTCGTGCCGTCGCGCAAGTCAGCGCGTAGCAGCTGGCCGATCCACTTCAGCGCAACCCATGAGAGCGCACGCGTCTTGTGGCTGCGCGGCTGGCCGCCCTTGGCCTGGCTGAAGTGCGTGCAGTCCGGCGAGGCATGGAACCAGCCGATTTGCCGGCCGGCGACGTCCTTGCGCGGGTCTGCGTGCCAGATGTCCTCGCGATGGTGGATCGTCAGCGGGTGGTTGGCCGCGTGCATGCCGATTGCCCACTCGTCGTGGTTGTAGGCCAGCGCCGGGTCCATGCCCAGCGCCTGCTTCAGCGCCTCGCTGGCGCCGCCGCCGCCGGCGAACAGGTCGACCACGATCTCGCCCGGGCGCAGGCACGAAACCTGCGGAGCGGGGAAGTTGAAAGCAAAAGAGCCGTCAGCCATGGGTGCGTGCGTCCTGTGCGGTGGTGTGGAATGCGCTCACTTCGTGATCAACCTGGTCGTGTAGGGGACGATGGTTTCTGCGCGCCGCGCGACGGCGCGTTCTTGGTGCGCGGTGCCTTGCCAAATGCGCCACGGGTGCGCGCCGGGTTTCTTGGCGCGTGCCAGGGCCGCGCGCTGCTCCGGTGTCTGCGTGGTGCTCATGCGTGCGCACGCTGTGCATAGGGCGCCAGAGGCGGCGCGATTGGCGGCAAATTGCGGGGCAGGTCTTCGACGGGCGGCGCCGGCGCGACGGCATCGGCGATCGCTTCGTACCAGCTCTTGAGCTCGCGCCAGCTGTCTTCCGGCAGGTCGATGAAGGCGCCGCGCACGTAGATGTAGTGGCCTTTGGCGTCGGGTTCGGGCGCCACGAAGTCGATACCGTGACTGCGACCGACGACGATGGACACCGACGGCACGCCGCGCACGAGCGACTGCAGCAGCCAGCTGTTGCTCGTGCCGTCCCAGCGCAGGTCCACGTCGTAGTGGAACGCCTTCACCGTGTGGCGGTAGGTCAGGCGGCTCATGCGACGCGGCCTTGAGGCACGGTGCGCATTGCATGCTCAGAGCAAGATAGATCGAACAGCTGTTGGTGAGATTCGTGGTCGCAAGCGGCGCATGTGTACGTCTTGGAGCATGTGCCGCAGTTGCGGACTCCAAACGACACGCCGATCTCGGCCGCCAGCAACGCGTCAATTGCTCGTTTTGCACCGTTTGGCCCGGCGAGCTGGGTAACGCAGACGCCATCTTTGACGACGTCAAAGCAGGTCGCGTTGCGCTGAAACACCAGGTAGCCGCGGTATTCGGCCGGCTTGGCATCAGTTGAATAGACGTCCGGGCCATAGTCCAGGCGTCCCTTTTGATACCAGGGGTTGATATAGGTGGCGCTCACGGCTGCACCTCGACGAGGGCCAGACCGTGCATCACGCACTGGGCGGCCACGGGCAGGGTGGTGGCGAGCGATGCAGGCGCATCGACCGGGATGACCGCGTTGGCGCGGGTGCAGGAGTAGGGGAGGGCGTAGTCGCCTGAGTCCACTGCGTCCACGGCATCGAGTGCGTCCTGCCAGCGGCGGGCGCTGAAATCGTCGCGGGTCAGAACGGTGGCGACACCCTCTGCGCAGTCCGGCACGCGGCCGGCGGTGGTGAAACCGTTGAGCGCGGCGCGGGCGATGCCGGCGCGCAGCCCCCAATCGTCGACGGTGGCCAGCTCATAGACCGCCAGCGCGGCGCAGAATCGCGGCGACGTGATCGACAGCTGTTCGGGGATGCCCTCACCGGTGGCGGTGGTGGGCTCTGCAGCGGGCTGGCCGGTGACGGCGCAGCCTGCGGCCAGTGCGGCGGCGAGGGTCAGGCAGGTGAGGCGAGCGGTGACGGCGCGCATCGGAGTCTCCGTGCCCCGCGGCGGAATGCCGTGTTACTGGGGCGACGGGACTAAATTAGGTTAAACCTAATATACCGTCAATAGGTTGGGCCTAATATTTTATGAAGTCGTTCATTCGTCCTGAGGTCGTGCTGTTTGTTACTATCTCGTTAGCTGTAGGGGTGCGGCCTCTCGCCGCCGATAAACGACAGGAAGTGCGATGGCTGAGGACAGAAAGGGCGGTTACTGTGACAACTGCGAGAAGTCGGTTGTTGTCTTTAGAAAGGGAACGAACCACATCCTGCACCTGCTCATGTCGGTTGTGACAGCAGGCTTCTGGCTCATCATCTGGGTGCTCTCAGCGATCAAGTTCGGTGGGTGGAGGTGCACTGAATGCGGTTCAACGCGCGTGCGCAAGGTTCGCTAACCGGCGGCCGCTCACTCGGACCTTGGACGCTAATGAAACCCATCGCTGTCTTGCTGGCTGGATTGATCATGGCGCCTGCGTGCGCCGCTGCCATCCCTGAAAAAATGGATATCACAGAGATGGCGAACTGCACCGCCGCCGCCATGAAAAGCGGTGATCGAGCTCTTTGGAACGAATGGCTTGCCGGGCTCAAGAAGCGCTACGCATTGGTCTACCCTGCGAAGAGTGCGGCCGAAATTGAGCAGTACGCGATCGGGAGGGTGCAGGACAAGCGCAAGCGGCTTCAGGGCATGGGGATCGACAGCACCAGCGCCAACCGGGACTATCTGGCCAAGAACTGCAAGTCGTAGGGCAGTCGTAGGGCAGGGAGCAGATCCCCAACCCCACAAAGCAAAAACCCCGCCGGAGCGGGGTTCCTTGTGATTGCAAAGCGCCTTCAGGCTGCTTGACGTTGCGGCTCGCTCAATATTGCGCTCATGTAGTCATGGAGCTTGCCGAACTCAGCGTTCACCTCGCGCGCCATAGCAATGAGCTCGTCCAGGCTCTTAGGCGAGCCCAAGTCCTTCTGATTCATCATGGTGGGTTCGGTGTTCATCACGGTTCTCTTCTCTTCCTGGGTGTCTTAGGTGGGTGCTAGGTAGGAGCTGGGAATGGGCCTAGGTGCTACTTGCTCTGCTGTGTCAGCTTTGTGATTACGTCGTCGTACTCAGCTTGATTCTTGTACTTCAGCGCGATATGCACACGTCTAATCAAGTGGATGCTTTGCTGACAATTTGCAAGCTTGACCTCATGTTCGTGGTCTACAACACCCATCGCGCCGTCCAAGATTGAGTTCAGGAGTCCATCGATCTTGGTGATGCTTGCAACGATTTGCTCGATGCTAGGATCGGCCCATTCAGCAAAGTGCTGAAAACCAAATTTTGAGCCTGCGATTACATCTTCGATGTGGCGAATAGTGTTGAGCCACATCTGCCCAACTTCGGCTTCGAGAGCTTCGTTGCGCTTAACAGTCGCCTGACCAATCTGAGTTACTGCACTCATCCATGTTCCCTGTTGCACTGACAAGTGCTCTTATCCAACGCCGATAAGTGTAACCAAAGTTTACAACTTTTCCCACTTTTAGCCTTGCTTTTTTGGCCGGTCCGTGCAGTGTTTCGCCGTTTTAGATGGAAACGGTATATCGAACAACGAGTTAGAGATGAATGGTAAGGCTCTCAACTGCGCTCGAAATCCCTCCATTCAACCAACATCGGCCGCCAATGGCTGAGCTTTAGACCGTGCTCAATCGCGCCAGCCGCCCACCCAGTGAACCCGGCCGATGATGGTGATCGGGTGCTTTTTGGAGACCATGGGCTTGGGCTTGCGCCATTGGTGGTCGCCGGCGGGGTTGTCGCTCTGGAAGTAGACGCCGGCCTCGAGCACAAGGGCGCGTTTGACGAAGTACTCGGGGTTAGCCATGCCGTCGAGCTGGATGACGTAGAGGCTGCCGTCGACGGGTCGGGTGTCTGACGTATCGAACAGGATCGCGTCGCCGTCCTGGATGGTCGGCTCCATGCTGTCGCCCTTGCCGTAGTAGACGGCCAGGGCGCGCCCGAGCAGGCCGCGCCGGCGAAGGCTGGTCTTCTTGAACTTGAGGCTGTGGGTCTCGGCGTACTCCTGCGCCTCGGCGCCGGCGCCCAGGCCGACTGCCTGCGACCAGCCGGTAACGTCCGCATAGTCCTCGTCCACATCCGGTTGGTTGCCGGACCCAAAGTAAAGCTGGTCGAAGCTCACCCCGTGATCTGCCGCGATACGCCGCGCCGTGTCGATCTCCGGACGAAACTTGCCATTCAGCCAGTCGTTGGCCGTTACGTTCGATACCTTGTACTGGCGCTGCAAATATGCGCCCGCGCCACGCCGCGGCACGTTGTGGTTCGATAGAAGCTCTACAAGGCGCCGGCCAAATTCCGGCGCGTCCTTGTCGGGGGGTCTCTTAGGCATAGCCTAAATGATGCCTTCAGAAATATTAGGTTTGCCCTGTTGCTTGTTTATTAGGTCGCACCTAATATGGCTGACATGGACAGCCAAACCCCACTGCAGAGAGCAATCGTCGCCGCCGGTTCGCAACAGAACTTGGCGAGCCAATTGGGCATTCGCTCGGCTTCCATCAGCGAGTGGAAGTCGCGCGGTCGCATTCCCGTTGAGCGAGTTCGTTCTATCGAGTCGGTTACAGGCATCAGCAAGCACGAGCTGCGGCCCGACATTTTTGGCCCTGATCCGATTCCAGCTGCGGCCGACTCGGTAACACACACCGGTCAGATCACCGCCGATATCAGCAAGCGCGCGCTGCGCGAAAAGCTCGGGCTTGCGAACGACGCTGGCCTGGCGGTGGTGCTGAAGCTGCCGCGCGAACAGGTGGAAGCGTGGGGCGACGACGAGCAGTTGCCCGCGCTGCCCTCTGTCCTGGCCTTGCTGGCTCCGCCCGCCGTCGAGGCGCGCAAAGCGCCGGCTGACTGCGACGCCGACCGCATCGTGCCGGTCGAGGTGGCCTGACATGGCCACCGTAGGTGCGGTCGCAGCGCCTTCCTGATTCGTGCCGGCTGAGGCCGGCGCAGTTCCCGTGCAGTTGTTCTCCATGGCCGTGATGTTGCCGGCCGCCGTCACTCGAAACCACGTTCAGGTCGAAACCCGATGAACATCACCGATGCCGCATATCACACCGTTCACGCATACCCAGGCGGCAGCGTGGCGCTTGCCACACGCCTGATCACCACGAAGGACGACGGCCGCGAGCGCGCCATGTCCGACGCGGTGCTGCGCAGCAAGGTCAACCCAAACACGACCACGCACCACCTGACCCTGGCCGAGGCCAGCCAGATCATGGGTGTGACCGGCGACGACCGCATCCTGCATGCGCTGGCCGCGGAGCACGGCTACACGCTGACGCGCACCGAGGCGCCGACCAGCGGCAGCATGCTGGCTGCGCTGCTTTCCGCGTCGTCCGCGAAGGGGAAGCTGTCGCAGATCATCGGCGAGGCGATCGACGACGGCCGCATTACGGCAAACGAGGCTGCAGAGATTGCGGCCGCCTGCGGCGATGCGCAGGCACAGCTCGCGCAGGTCGCCCAGCACGCGCGTGCCGCTGCCGAAGCCGGGGTGCAGTGATGTCGTACGGAGCCAAGCACCCGCTGGTGCTGAAGTCGCTGCAGGCAACTCCGGCAGCACTGAAGGGCAAAGAGCTGACGGCGGTCGAGTTCGCGCGTTCGATGGCTGACTGCACGCGGAGTGTTCGCGACTCCGTGCGTGGCCAGCGTGCTTCGACAGTGAGCTTTCTCAAGCGCGACCAGTTGGCTCTCCGCATCAAGAACCTGGACGCACGCATTGCTTACTGGGAAGCCCGCGCCGAAGAGCTGGAAGCGCAGCAGGGCGGTGGGCGATGAGCAAGGCGGCCGAGATGCGCATGCTCCGCGACGAGCGCTGCAACCCCGTTGAGATCGCGACTGCGCTCAACCTGCCAGTGAAGCGGGTCCAGCGCTTTCTTCAGGCAGACGCTCAACCGAAGTTCCACAGCCGCCGTAACCGGACCGGCACGATCGCCCGCGCATTTCGTGGCTGGCGCGGGCAGTCGTTGGGCGGCGTGGTGATCAGCCTATGAGCGTCGAGGCCATCACGTGGGCACTGAAGCAGCCCCTGGACAAATCCTCCGCCAAGTTCGTACTGGTGGTGCTCGCCAACTGCGCGGGCGGCGACAACTGGGAGGCTTACCCATCGGTTGCTTACTTGGCCGAGGCGACGGGGCAGGACCGCAAAACGGTGCTGACGAACATGGCGCGCCTGGTGTCGGCGGGGCTGATTCGCGACACCGGCCACCGGCGTGGCACCACCAGCCAAGTCATCGTCTATCGCCTCAACCCGCCTTCTGCTGATGCTCAGCATTCGGGTTCATCCGCTCCTTCGCCCGCCGTGGAACATGAAAACGAACAGTCCCAAAAACGGGACCGTTATTCCGTGGAACATTTTGACTTTGAAGAGGCCCGAAATTGGGACTCTTCCGAGGGGCAAACAGTCCCGTTTTTCCCTGGGAACAGTCCCGTTTTTCCGCCGAAACAGTCCCAAAAACGGGACACGGAACCGTCATATAACCATCAGGGAACCAATACACCACACACCACTGGCGCCGACGCTGCGCGAGGTGTGTGTGGAACCGATGCAGGTTTCATCGCAGCAGCGTTGAACCGAGCATCCCTGTCGCTCAACCGTCCTTGGCTGCGCACCACGAGCCAGCACCCGGAACTGATCGCAGCATCAGGCGAGGGTGTCACCGCCGAGCACCTGCTCGAGCTGTCCGACGTCTACCCGGACAAGTCTGCCGGCTACCTGATCGCCGCGGCTCGCCGCCAGCGCGCCACCGGCGCCAACACCATCACCTCCGGAGCATCCGCCCATGCAATCCCTCGCGAAAGCGCTGCCGAGCGCACCCAACGCTTTGCCCGTGAAGCCATCCAGCGCCACGCAGCCGACCACGCCGGCGCCGATTTCACTCACGTCGATCGCCACGGTGTGGACGCGCATGGCTGAGATCTACGGTACGCGGTGGACCAGTGGCTTCGGCGCTGATCCGTCCACCGGCGCGGGCAGCACCTGGGCGAAGGGCTTGGCCGGCGTCACGGCGCAGCAGCTCGGCGCAGGCCTGACGGCGTGCATCGCCGCAGCGGACCCGTGGCCGCCCACGCTGCCGGAGTTCCGCGCGCGCTGCCTCGGCGTGCCGAGCCTGGCACAGGTGGCAAACGAACTGCGCGGCGGCGGCGACCGCAGCGGCTTCACGGTGCTTGTCGGCATGAAGTTGGATGGCTATCGCTACCGCGGCGCCAGCGCCAGCGATGCCGATCGCATGGTGCGCGAAGCGTACGAACTGGCGCGCGACCACGTCATGCGCGGCGGCGAAGTGCTGGAGCCTGCTGCCACCGCACTGCCGCCGCCAGCGAAGGTGCCGGAAGTTGCAGACCGTGATGCCGCGCGCGCTGCGCTGGCGCGGGCGGCTGCAGAGCTGGGCGACGCCACGGCGGTGACGGCATGAAGAACTATCCGACCCGCGTGCGCGAATGGCTGAAGGCCAACCCCGGCGCGCACACGCCGCAGGTGATCCTGGACGGCATTGGCATCGAAGCCGGCGCGAAAGCACGGCGGCCGTACTACAGCGCCATGAAGGACAACAGCGAGAGCGGCTATCTGAAGCGCTCCGGCACCGGCCGCCGGACGGCCTACGAATTCCTGTGTGACCCGCCGCCGCGCGCAGTAGGGACCAGCCAGCAACGGATCGAGAAGCACCGCGCATACATGCGCCAGCGCCACGTCAACAACGGCGGCCGGACGCTTGCCGAACGACGGGAGGACGAGGCGCTGCGCAAGGCAGCACGCGCCGAACGGCTATTGCGAGAACAGGCCGAGCGCCGCGCCCTTCGCCAAGTGCAGCGCGACCTCACGGAGCGGGCACGCCCGGCGCGCAAGCCGCAGCCGAAGCGATTGCCCAACGGACACACCGTAATTGCCGTGCGCGCCTCAGTGGCTCGCCGCGCCGCTGCGGCGGCCGCATGCGCGCCGGCTCAGAGCGTCGCCGACTGGATCCGCGACGGCGGACAGGTGGTCCGCCTGCCAGGTGTCGAGCAGTACATCCCCGACAGGTGCCGCGCTTGATCACTCTGACGCTCCCGTGGCCGAGCAAGGACCTGTCGCCGAACGCGCGCGTGCACTGGTCACGCAAGGCGAAGACCACGAAGTCAGCACGTCAGCGCGCCGTGCTTACAGCCTTCCAGGCCGGCTGGAAGGGCATGCAGTTGCCGGCAGGCCGGTTGCATCTGTGGATCGACTTCTACCCCCCGACAAAGCAGATGCCGGACGACGACAACATGCTCGGCCGCTGCAAGGCGTACCGCGACGGCCTAGCCCAGGTGTTGGGCATCGACGACCAGCGTTTCATTTCCCACCCGCTGGTGCGCGCTGAGCCGCGCAAGGGCGGCGAGGTGGTTTTCATCATCACCGGCGCGAGCCAGGACGTGCACCCATGAGCCACCTCACCATCGCCGGCGACGCGCCGGCCGTCACCAGCCGAGAAATTGCTGAACTGGTCGAATCGCGTCACGACAACGTGCGTGTGGCCATCGAGCGGCTCGCCGAGCGCGGCGTGATCGCTTTACCTGCGGCGCAGGAAAAGCCCACCGGTGGGCGCCCGAGCATCGCTTACGTCTTCGCCGGCGAGCAGGGCAAGCGCGACAGCATCGTGGTCGTCGCGCAGCTGTCGCCGGAGTTCACCGCGCGCTTGGTCGACCGCTGGCAGGAGCTGGAACGCCGCATCGCCGCGCCGGCCGACCCGCTTGCGCTGCTTTCTGATCCGGCTGCGCTGCGCGGGCTGCTGGCCAGCTACGCGGGCCGCGTTGAGGAGCTGACCCCGAAGGCCGACGCCCTGGACCGGATCGCCATTGCCGATGGCTCGCTCAACCTGCGCGAGGCGGCCAAGACCATGCAGGTGCCGGAACGCAAGTTCCTGGCGCTACTGGAGCAGAAGCGCTGGATCTACCGCCACCCGCTGTCCTCGACATGGCTGGCCTACGCCGGCCGCCTGCACAGCGGCTGCCTGGAACACAAGGTCACGACTGGCCAGAAGCCGGACGGCACCGAGTGGATCAACACGCAGGTGCGCGTCACCGCCAAGGGGCTCGCCAATCTGGCCAAGGCGCTGAGCGTGTCGGCCGCACTTTCCACCGTTACGCACCACTGAGGCCCCGATGAGCGAAGACCTGATTTCCGACCAGCCCGCGCCGCAGCCGCGCCGAATGAAGCAGCCGACCAAGGACGTGCTGCGCGCCAACTTGCGCAGCAACGCGCAACAGCTGATCGACCTGCGCGCCGAACATCAGCAGTTCCGTGCGAGCTGGTGCTGGCCGCTCTACGTCTGGACGCAGCGGCTGCGCACCGCGCTCGGCCGAACCGGCAAAGGCCAGGCATGACCGCGCTGGTCAAGCGCTCGGCCTGGGCGCGGAACCAAGCCAGCCAGATACGTGCGCGGCTCGAAGGCATCCACAGCAAACCCGCCATTGGCGAGCGCGAGCGTAAGAGCAAAAACGCGGCGATCCAGGCCAACGAGTACCAGGCACGCAAGTTCGAACGCATCGCGGCAGCAGCAGAGAAGAGGGGGAATTGATGGACACGAACACCAACGCAGCCGACCCGCGCGCCGCGCGCCACGAGTTCCAGTCGCTTGACGACGCGACGCACTGGCTGCTGTTGCAGGGCGCCTCGTGGGCAAACGTGCACGTCGACGGTCAGGTGTGGTGCCTGGGCCGCGACGGCAGCGCAGAGCCGGTGCAGGGGAGGGCCTGAGCATGGCCGAATTCGACAGCTTCACCGAGGCGACGCGCTCCGACCTGGAATGGTGGGGATACGAATTCGCGCTGCACCGGGACATGGATTATCTCGGCCTGGCCAGCAAAAACATGCTGCAGGTGCTGATCGAGCACCGCGGCGAGATGCCGCCGCCCAATGTGGGCTTCAAGCCGATGGAGGTGGACACCCGCGCCCAGCGCGTGGAGGACGTGGTCGGCGGCATCGCCCGGCAGGACGTGGTCATGGCCTGCGTGCTGCGCGGCTACTACTGCGGGCGCGGGCGCAAGAACTTCGAACGCATGGAGACGGCGAACAACCTGATCGCCAACGCCGGGCACGCGCCGCTGCGCCAGGGCGCCTACCTGACCCTGCGCGCAGCCGGGTTCGCGCTGGTCGGCCGCCGTCTGCGCCCGCACATGCTTCGCCCGCCACTGCAGGTCGTGGCGTGATTGCTTCAGCTGTTCCCGGGCTGAGCCTGTTCTTTTCTGCGACTCACTTCCGCGGGAAGCGTAAACGTGTAGATCAGAAAAAGCTCCGTGAAGCTCTCCAATTGCTCGATCTGCTCACCGGTAAGCTCATCCTCGTCGTGCGCCCCCTCGTTACCATCGAGTCGGATCAAGTGGGCCCAGTCTTTAAGGTCTGCGGTGAGCTTGCCGCTCTGGTAAAGCGCGTCGATGCGGGGCTTCAAATTTCTGTTTGCCGACTGTGGGTCAAGTTCCTTCGTGCTGACATCAAGAGCTTTGCGAAACATAGCGGCAGCTGCATCTCGGTTTCCTCGTGCGGCGTTGTCACATCCCTGGAGATATGCTCGGCGGACGTTTTCGGACACATTGGCCGGGCACGCAGGTGCCTCGGCTTCCGGATAGCGCCGAAGAATTTGGCCGTCGTTGTAGCTCAATCCTTCTTCAAAATCACCACGTTGCTCGACCCAACTGTCTCTGCCGTTGTGCCGGTAGTGCACGCACAAGATTCCGCTACATGCGCCACACGAAAACATACTTGTAGAGGTCGATTGCGTCACAGCGCGGGTGGCTTCGGACGTCATGGTCATCTTTTCTGCCCGGCAGTGCGGACAGGTCGCAATCAAGTAAGACATAGGCGCCCCCAGAATTTCGGACAAATAGTACCTGCCGGCAACGCATCGGGAGTAAGGCTTTGATGCGACAGAGCACCGGCACGCCGACAGCCGAGGAGGTGGTGAGGTTCGAGCTGTCGAAGGAGGGGCCGTGCATGGCGTGCGTGGTGCGCATGGCGGCCGGCTTGCTGCCGCAGCAGCTGGTGGTGGTGGGCTGCGACTACAACCACTGCAAGAGCGGCAACCGCCGGCGCGGGCACCTGTTCGGCTATGCGTTGTGCGTGTGGCACCACCGTGCGCACCCGATGCCCGGGCAGACGACCAGCAGCACCCGCGATCGCTACGGCCCATCGCTGATGGACGGGAGCGCGCAGTTTCACGAGACCTACGGCAGCGACGACGAGCTGATCGCGCTGCAGACCGAATGGATTGAACGACAACTGGTGATGGCATGAAGCGCGCGCTGAAACGGTGGTGGGTGTACCTGGCGGCGGTGCCGCTGGCCGACGGCAAATGTGCGTTCCGGCTCGGGCGGTCAGTGGACTTGGCCGCAACCCTGAAGCAGGTGCAGGACGCCAGCCCGGTTCGCATCGCCAAGGTGTGGACGATGCCGACCTGCAGCGAACGTGCGGCGCACGCGGCTGTTGCCGGCATGGCGTCCGCTCTCGGCGATTACTGGCAACACGGATCGTGGCTGCACATGCGCACGGATCAGGATGCCGACAAGGGCGCAATGCGCCGCGCGATGGAGGCTGCCTGCGCGCATGCGGACTGGCCTGACGGAGCTGGCGGCAAGTTTTGGCGAGAGGTGCAGAAAGATGGTTTGAAAAAGATGCTTGACACCCAGGGGTAAATAAGTAAATTAAGCGCATTGCTGAGAAAACCCCCTGCAGAGATGCCGGGGGTTTTTTCGTTCTAGCTTTCGAGTCGGTAGTCACAGTGGGTGCGAATCCAGGCAACCGGCCAGCCGTGAGGCTTCCCGCTGGAGTCGCATAGAAGGGGTGCTCCGTGACGGCGGCGCCTCAGCGACGCATCCACTGTGCCGGCCCATCCCGCTAACCCTGTTAAGTTTGGTGCTCCAACTGGAGAGGACCGGACATGGCAAGCCACATAGAAGCGAAGAAGGCCGCAACTGAGCTCGTGAAGGCTGCACTGGAGTCAGGCTGGCTGAATGAGATCGAGAGTGGTGAGATGTTTGCTCGTGAAGTTGGCGACGCCATCAGCGCATTGAAAAAGAGGTTGGTGCAGATTCAGGACGAGAAGTAGGCCTGTCCTAAGCTTCTGCCACAGCAAGTCATAAACCCTGCCGGCGGCGGCGGGGTTTTTTTATTGGAGAGCCCCATGCAACTCACCGCCCAACAACTGAAGCAGGCGGTGGGTTGCTCCGACCAGACTGCGGAAGGCTGGATCGAGCCGATCAGCGCGGCGTGCCGCTTGTACAGCATCAGCACGCCGCGCCGCGTGGCCGCGTTCCTGGCGCAGGTTGGCCACGAGTCGGCCGGGCTGACTGCGGTCGTTGAAGGGCTGAACTACAGCCTGGAAAACCTGACGGCCGTGTGCAAGCGCGCGGCGCCAGGAAGCCGCTGGCGCTCACTGCTACCACGGGTGAAGGAGCTGGCGCGCAACTCGGTCGGCTTGGGAAATGCGGCGTATGCGAACCGCCTGGGCAATGGCGATGAAGCGAGCGGGGACGGCTATCGCTACCGCGGCCGCGGCCCGATCCAGAACACCGGTCGAGCCAACTACGCCGGCATGCGCGACACGCTGCGCGCCAAGGGCGTACGGGACGTGCCGGACTTCGAGAAGCAGCCGGAGGCGCTGGAGCAGCCCAAGTGGGGCGCACTGGCTGCCGCGGCCTTCTGGGATACGCGCAATCTCAATCCGCTGGCCGACGCTGGCCGCTTCGACGACATCACCGAGCGCGTCAACGGTGGGCAGAACGGCGCCGCCGATCGGCGTGCGCGCTACGCGAAAGCGCTGAAGGCGCTCGGAGCATGATGGTGCCGGACCTCGATGATGCGACCCTGCTTGCGGCGGAGCGTCAATCGCTTGATGAGGCGGTTGTGCTACTGCAGGAATGCTGGGGCCGCACCGCGCGCCCGCGCCGCGATGCACGCAACGTGCTGCGGCTTGGCTATGGCCGCGCCATCGAAACACGCGAGCAGAGTGAGCGGGTGGCCACCATGGAGCTGACCGAGGACGTGATGGAAGCGCAGGAGACTTTGCGCGGCCGCTTCTTCGAACTGCTCGCCGTGCATCCGGAGATGCGGCCGTCGCTGCCGTACATCATCGCAATCGCCGACATCATCGGCGCCGAGCTGGTGCGCGACGCCACCGACCTGTGGGCTGCGGCGCGCCGCGGCGACTGGCTGGAGTTCGGCTCGGTCATCCAGGAATTCCGCTGGGAGCTTTTCAGCGATGCGACCGAGCGCGATAAGCGCGCGGTGTCGCGGCTGGTGATGCGCTTGGCTATGGGCGCAGCGAGCTTGCCGACATGATCCTGAGAAAGGTCATCAAGAGCGTCGGCCTTGAGCCGGTGCCGGACCTGCACAACTGGCACAAATGGTGGTCGGCAAAGCTGGACGCCGCGGCGCTTATGGTCGGTTCGGTAGCGGTGGCATACAGCCAGCTGCCCGACGACTGGCGCACAGCGCTGCCGTCCTGGTCGCTGACTGCGCTCGCCGGCATCGGCCTGGTGATCAAGTCGGCGTCGCTGATCCTGCGCGGCGCCAAGCAACCCGAATTGCAGCCCAAGCGCCCAGCGGATGATTGACCGCTGGGATCGTGGATTACCGGAGCGGTTAAGCATGCCCACGCAACTGAAACTCGCCATCGCTGTCGGTCTGCTGGCTATCGGCTTCTGGGCCGGCTGGACCTGGCGCGGCGACCGTGCCGAGACGGCAGTCGCCACCGGCGAGGCGGCAACTGGTAAGCAGGCCTTACAAGTTGAGCAGGCCGCGCGCGCCACCGAACACAAACAGGCCGAGGTGCTGGCCGACATTGGAGCCAAGCATGAAGAAGACCGGCAGGCGGCCCAGGCCGTCCCTGATGCTGTTGTGGCTGACCTGCGCAGCGGTGCTCTCAAGCTGCGGGACGGTTGGGCCAGCTGTGAAACCCAGCGCCTCACCGAAGCCGCAGCCGGCACCCGCGAACGTGATGCGGGAACCCAGCGCCGAGAAGAGTTTGCGGGCCGAATTGTTCGAATCGGGCGTGACGCCGACGACCAGCTCCGTGCCTGCCAAGCTGTCGTCGCTGCAGACCGTGCCCAGGTAATCCGATGACTCTCCGTCACGGCAGCAATGGCCCTGCGCCAGAACGTCGCCCGCTGCCGACACCAAACCCGCCTGCGGTCGCTGAGGATATGACTGCGCGGCTGGCTCGCATTGAGGAAAAGCTCGATGCGCTGCTTGCTGCACTTGCTGAAGAAACGGAGCAGGACCAGGACGAGCCGGCAAGGACATTGGACGGTGACCTTGCTGGAGGTGAGCGCGACCAGTCCATGGGTCTGGACTGATGCCTGGCTTCCCGTCGCGGCATAAGCCGCTGCAGCAGATCGCGCCTGTCCATGTGGCTCAGGCGCAGCCCGAGAACTACGGGCAAGGACGCGGTGGCCGGCCGTGGCGGCGCAAGCGCGACGCGATCATGAAGCGCGACCAATACCTCTGCGTCCCATGCCGCGCTGCTGGCCGCGTCACGGCTGCCGAGGAGGTCGACCACATCGTCCCCCAAGCCGAAGGCGGCACGGGCGCTGACGACAACCTGCAGGCTATCTGCGTCGACTGCCACATCGCCAAGACCAAGGCCGAGGCGGCGCGAGGCGCGAACCGTTCGCATCCGCGACGCGGCCGGCCGGTCATCCCCAACCCCGGGGGGGTGGGGAAAAACTTTGAAGGGTTGGGGTCGGACACCGGCCGCTCAGCCAAATTTTCGCACGGTCAAAATTAGGATTTGAAAAATGAGAGGACGGAAGCCGACAGCTCCGGCCCTCAAGGTGATCGCCGGGACGGCCCGGCCGGACCGCGAGGTGCCGGACGTTCCCGAGTTCGATCTGATCGATGATTTCCCCGACGCGCCTCAGCATCTGAACGCCGATGGCGCCGCCATGTGGCTTGATCTGGGCCCGCAGCTGGTCGCAGCGAAGGTGTTGCAGGTCGTCGACCTCTACGCACTCCAGCAACTCTGCTACGCCTGGCAACGCATGGTGATGAAGCAGAAGGCGGGGATGGACATAACGGCCGCCGAGGACACAGCCTTCAAAGCGCTGATGTCCGAGTTCGGCATGACTCCCGCCAGCAGGCGCAAGGTGAGTTCGGGTGGCGACAGCAAGAAGCCCGGCAACAAGTTCGCCGCGCTCGCCGCGCCAAGCAAGTGAGCAGGCGGCCAGGAAGGCGCCAGCGAAGAAAAAAGGCAGGGCCGCGCCACGCGCGCGCAAGCCGGATCCTTCCGACTACGTCGGTGTGGCCATCGCGTACGCGCAGGAAGCGGTCGCGGACAAGAAGGGCGCACGGTTCGGCAAGCTGATCCGCCAGGCCGCGAAGCGCTTCATCGACGACTTGGCGCGCGCAAAGAAGCGCGGCGCGCCGTTCCGGTTCTCGCCGGAGCACGCGTGCCACGCGTGCGGGTTCATCGAGCTACTGCCGCACGTCGAGGGCAAGTGGGAGACGCCCGAGATCCGGATGCACCGGTCGCACGTGTTTTTCGTCGTGCAGCTGTTCGGCTTCCGGAAGCCGGATGGCACGCGGCGCTTCACCTCGGCGCTGTTCGCGGTGGCGCGCAAGAACGCGAAGTCCACGCTGGCGTCGGCAATCCTGCTGTACTGCCAGTGCTGCGAGAACGAGGAGGGCGCCCAGGTCATCTCGGCCGCCACCACGTTCCCGCAGGCGTCGATCATCTTCAACGTCGCCAAGCGGATGGTGGAGAAGACCCCGGATCTCAAGGAGGCCTATGGCCTGGAGACCTGGGCGAAGTCGATTACCCGCATGGAGATCGGCGCCAGCTTCAAGCCGATCCACGCCAAGGCCAGCACGCAAGACGGCCTCAACCCGTCCCATGTCGGCCTCGACGAGATCCACGCGCACAAGACGCCGGACCTGCTCAACGTCCTGCAGTCCGCCGCCGGCGCGCGCCAGAACCCGCTCTGGCTGTTCACCACAACCGAGGGGTACACCAACCCGGGCCCATGGGCGGAGATCCGCCAGTTCGTGAAGCAGCTGCTCGCCGGCGTGTTCGGCCACGAGGCCGACCACTACCTGGCGGTGTTCTACGCCATCGATGAGGAAGATAAGGCCGCCGGCACCAAGGCCGACGACACCTTCGACGAATCGAAGTGGATCAAGGCGAACCCCTTGATCGACACCAATCCGCACCTGCTGGCAGCCATCCGAAAGGAGGCGGTCGAGGCCAAGCGGATGCCATCGAAGCTGGCCGAGTTCGAGATCAAGCGCGTCAACCGTCCGGCAGCCTCGGCCAACAGCTGGGTGGCGCTGCCGAAGTGGAACGCGTGCGCGGGCGAAGTTGACCTGGAGGCATTGCGAGACGTGCCGTGTTGGGGTGGGCTCGACCTGGCGAGCACGCGGGATCTGACATCCCTGCGGCTCGTGTGGCGTGTGGGTGATCGAATCATCACCTGGGGGAGGCGCTGGGTTCCCGCCGCGGCGGTAGCGCAGCGAACCGAGCGAGGCACCGTGCCATATGCCGGGTGGGTTGCGGCGGGCCTGATGGAGCAGACCGAGGGCGAAGTCACCGACTACGCAGCGATCGAGAGTGCAGTGCTTGAGGTCGTGGAGCGCTTCAACGTCCAGTCGATTGCCTTCGATCGCTGGAACGCCACCGAGATGGTGAGCCGGCTTGTCGCCGCCGAGGTGCCGCTGGTGGAGTTCGTGCAGGGCACGAAGTCCTACCACCCGGCCATGCAGGAACTGGAGCGCGCCTACATCGGCGGCAAGCTGGTGCACAACGGCGACCCGGTACTCACGTGGTGCGCATCGAACCTGGTCGCGCGCACAGATCAGAACTTGAACATGGCGCCGGACAAGAAGCGTTCGGCCGAGAAGATCGACGACATGACGGCGCTTCTGATGGCCGTCGGAATCAGCATTCCTGAGACGAAAGAGCCGCCCAAGAAGCTGGTTCTCCTGACCCTGGGGTAATCCATGAACACCGAAAATCGCGCCTACAGCTTGCTGGAGGTCAAGAACTATGACGACGACCTGCAGGTGATCACAGGCTGGGCGACCACGCCAGAGCCTGACCGCTACGGCGACGTAGTTGAGCCGTTGGGCGCGAAGTTCGCCGCTGAGCTGCCGCTGCTATGGCAGCACCGGCACGACAGCCCGGTGGGCATGGTCAAGTTAGGCAAGCCCACGAAGGACGGCATCCCGTTCACCGCCGAGGTGGCAAAAATCGCCACTGCCGGCGCGCTGAAAGACATTTGCGACTTGGCCTGGCAGTCGGTCAAGGAGAAGCTGGTGCGCGGCGTGTCGATCGGCTTCCGCGCGTTGGAGTACAGCTACATGGACGGCGGTGGGATCCGCTTCACCGAGTCCGAGATTTACGAGCTTTCCCTGGTCACCATCCCGGCCAACGCCGCGGCCACCATTCAGACCATCAAGGCCATGGACAGCAGCGGCACCCGTCGCCGTAGCACCTATGGCGTGCCCCTGCTTCAGTGCCAGAAGGCGGTCGCCGAACGGCCTGCAGGCGGCGCAGTGAAGTTGCTGGACTGAAGTAACGGGCCTCACGGCCTTGCGGGGTGGAACCCGCTTTCCCTATCTGCAGGCACTGCCCGGCATGGAACCCGGGCCGAACGGCTGCGCCATTCTCAGAGAGATCAATATGACCATTCAGGAACAGCTGGAGAAGCTGCGCGCCACGCGTGATGCCCAGCAGAAGAAACTCAACGACGTCGTCCAGAAGTCCATGGACGAGGGCCGTTCGATGGATACCGGTGAAAAGGAAGAGTTCGACAACATCGAAGACCAGATCAAGGCGCTGGACGATGACATCGAGCGCTACACCCGCCTGCTGGCAGCGCAGGCCAAGTCGGCCGTGCCGGCCGCGCAGATCGTGCAGGACAACGGTTCGGCTTCCGATCCGAAGCGTGCCGTCGGCAAGGGCCCGGCTCTGATCCACAGCCGCAAGAATGAAGAGCAGGGCATCGGCTTCGCCCGCTTTGCCATGGCGATGTACGCCGGCAAGGGCGACGTGTCCAGCGCGAAGGCCTTCTCCGACAACGTTTTCCGCGACGACGTCCGGCTCAACGAGATCATGAAGGCGGCAGTCGCCGCGGGCAACACCACCGATCCGTCGTGGGCCGGTAGCTTGGTGCAGTACCAGAACTTGTCGAGCGAGTTCGTCGACTTCCTGCGTCCGCGCACAATCATCGGCCAGCTCGGGCAGGGAAATGTGCCTGGCCTCCGCCGCGTTCCCTTCAATGTGCGCATCCCGGGCAAGACCGCGAAGGGCCGCGCGCAGTGGGTCGGTGAGGGCTACCGCAAGCCGGTCACCAAGTCGGGTTACGACGCCGCCGAGCTGAAGTGGGCCAAGATCGCGGGAATCTCCGTGATCACCGAAGAACTGGCCCGCTTCGCCGACCCGTCGATCCAGACCCTGGTGCGCGATGACTTGTCCGATGCGGTCATCGAGCGTATGGACGAGGACTTCGTCGACATCGACAAGGCTGCAGGCACGGGCGCCGGCCTTTCCCCGGCCTCGATCACCAATGGTGTGACGCCGATCGTGGCCACCGGCGACCCGGATACCGACATCGCCGCGCTGTGGGAAACCGCGGACGACACCAACCTGCCCGTGCAGAGCGCGGTTTACATCACCGACAGCGCAACCGCGCGTGTGCTGGCCACTCGCAAGAACGCGCTCGGCAACCGGGAATATCCCGGTGTGACCATGACGGGCGGCAACATCGATGGCGTGCCGCTGGTGGTTTCCAACTACGTGGCAACGGGAACCTTCATCCTGGCTTTCACCAGCGAGATCTATCTGGCTGACGACGGCGTGGTGACCATCGATATCAGCCGCGAGGCCACGATCATCATGGACGACGATGCGACGGCCACGCCGACGATCGCGCAGATCCAGAGCATGTTCCAGACGAATCAGCTGGCGATACGCGCCGAACGCTATGTCAACTGGAAGAAGCGGCGGCCGCAGGCAGTCGCACTGCTCACTGGCGTCGACTGGAAGAACCAGGTCGATGCTGGCGGCGGTGGTTAAGTAGCCGTGGTGTTGACGGGGGCTTCGGCCTCCGTCTCTTTTTTGCTAGGAGCACCGAAATGTCGAAGACCCAGATGGTCCGGCGCAATCGCGTATACAACGTTGACGCGCGCCTGGCGCCGTTGCTGGTGCGCCACGGCGGCTACCAGCGCCGCGACATGCAGGCGCAGCCCGCGGTTGCACCGGCGCCGGCTCAGCCTGACAGGCGGGCAGTTGAAGAAAATGGTGCCGCAGCTCTAGCGAAGCGCGATGCCGCTGCGGAATCCGCCGGCGCGCCGCGGGAAGCAACCAAGGCAAAGCCGAAGAAACTCGCCAAGAAGCCTGGCAACAGTAAGTCTGCAAAGAACGCAGGGACCACCCAAGCGTCTGACATGGATGCGGCCGAATGACTGGTTTCTCGCCGCGTGAGCTGGCTACGGAGGCCGGTGTACGCAATTACGGCGTCGGGTACCTCAAATCTCTGTCTCCGGTTGCAGGCTCGGGGCGAGATGGCTGGATGCCGGTTGTGCGCGAGCCTTTCATGGGTGCTTGGCAGCGCAACATGGAAGAGCGGCACGAGTCGGTGATGACCTACCCGACGTTGTATGCCTGCATGAACCGAATAAACAGCGATATTGGCAAATTGCCATTCGTCCTGAAGGTCGAAGGCGCTGACGGAATCTGGCGAATTGACACTGCGAACACGGCCTTCTGGCCAGTGCTGCGCAAGCCGAACGCGTACCAGACGGCTCAGCAGTTCCGCGAAGCTTGGATACTATCGAAGCTTTCCCAGGGGAACACCTATGTCCTTAAGGGGCGCGACGAGCGGAACGTAGTCACGCGCCTATGGGTGCTTGATCCGAATCGGGTCCAGCCGATGGTTTCGGACAGCGGCGACGTCTTCTATCAGGTCAACTACGGCAGCGGCGACAACCTGCTCCCGGAGAAATATCCCGGCGACCAGCTCGTGATCCCGGCTAGCGAGATCATCCATGACCGGATGAATTGCTTCCATCACCAGTTGATCGGCGTGCCGCCGCTGTGTGCAGCCAACTGGGCGGCAGTCAAGAACCTCAAGATCCTTAAGGATTCAACGACGTTCTTCTCGAACGGTGCCAACCCTGGCGGCATCCTGACGGCGCCGGCTGGCATGTCCGAAGACGATGCCCAGGCAGTGAAGGAATACTGGAGCACCAGCTTCCAGGGATCCAACGCGGGCAAGGTCGCGGTGATCGGCGCGGACATGAAGTTCACGCCGTTTGCCTTCAAGGCCGCCGATTCCCAGTTGGTCGAGCAGATGCGGTATTCGGACGAGCAGGTGTGCCAACCATTCGGCATTCCGCCTTTCAAGATCGGCATCGGGTCGATCCCGGCCGGCATGAAGGTCGACGACGTAAACCAGCTGTACTACTCCGATGCCTTGCAGGCGCACATCGAGTCGATGGAAACGCTTCTCGACGAAGGCCTCGGGATAAGTCGCCCGCGCGGCGTTGAATGCGATTTGGAGCCACTGCTGCGTATGGACGTGGGCAAGCAGGCAGACGTGCACACGAAGTTGACAGGCGGCGGCATCGAGGCACCCAACGAGGCGCGGCGCGCCTTTGGCCTGCCGCCGTTGGAAGGTGGAGATACCGTGTACATGCAGCAGCAGGACTACCCGCTTGACCAGGTACGCCTTAACAAGATCGAGCCGCCGGCAGCGCCTGCGGCAGAAGAACTGCTGCCCGTGCAGGACGACGAGCCTGACGACAGCGAGGAATTGCGCGCGCTGGTGCAGGAGAACTTCATGCTGAGGGCGCTTGTGGTCGCCCGTGCCGAGGTGTTCCGGAATGACTGACCCCATCGACTTCGGCAAGCAGATCGGTGGACTGATCCGCGAGGCCATCGCACCCGTGCGGCGTGAACTGGATGAGCTTCGCGAGCGCGCGCCGCTGAAGGGCGAACCCGGTCAGGACGCCGAGCCGGTGGACATCGACGCGCTGGCGGATATGGTGGTGGAAAGGCTGCTGGCTTCGCCGCGTCTGGTCACGCTTGTTGATCTGGCCACCATCGACGCCGTGTCGAAGCACTTCGAAGCAAACCCGGTACAGCACGGACGCGACGCCGACCCGGCCTTGATCGATGCCGCTGTGAAGACTGCAGTGGCGGCGCTTCCGGCGCCAAGGGATGGCCGCGATGCAGATCCAGTGACCGATCAGCAGCTCGCCGAACAGGTGGCCAGGTATCTGGTGGCACACCCTCCACAGGCAGGAGCTGATGGCGTCGGCCTGGCCGGTGCCTTGATCGATCGTTCCGGCGAACTGGTGATCACCACCACAAAGGGTGAGGCGGTCCGACTTGGCAAGGTCGTGGGAGCGGATGGCAGCGACGGACTGAGCTTCGAGACCGCGAGCGGCGGATACGATCCGACGCGCGGATTCGTGATCACGCTGGGCGCCGGCGAGCGCCGCGCTGAGATGGTGCTGCCGTACATGGTCCACCGCGGGTTCTGGCGCGAAGGAATGGGAACGAAGGAAGGCCAGTCCGTCACGCATGACGGCGCCCTGTGGATCGCCCGCCGCGCCAACGCGTCCAAACCCTGCCTGGAAAATGAAGCGGACTGGATACTGGCGGCGCGGAAGGGTCGGGACGGCAAGGACGGGAAAAGCGTCAGAGTGCCTGCGGAGCCCGTTCGCCTGGGAGCTGGTGATGCGTGACCTCGTGAGCACAGACCAGGCGCGCGAGCAGCTCCGGCTGGACAGCGACGCCGACGCGCTGTGGCTGTCGATCTGGATCCCGGCTGTGTCGTCATCGATTTCCGGCTGGCTGAAGCAGGAATGGCGCATTTACCAGCTGCAGCGAGATTCCTCCGGCGCGATCGTGGTGGACAGCACGGGCGTCCCGGTGCCCGTGCTCGACGAGGAAGGCAGCCCAGTGCTGCAGCCCGCGGTGGTCGCGGCTGCTCTGCTTGAACTGGCCTCCCAGTACCGCTATCGGGAGGGCGAGGGCGATAACACGGTGCCGGCCGACGCCGGACACGGCTACGTGCTCTCGCGCGCTGCCACGGCCCAGCTGGCGCCGCTGCGCAAGACGACGGTGGCCTGATGACCAACGTCGCCGCCGGCAAGCTCCGCCACCGCATCCGCATCGAGCGGCAGGTCACCAAGCGCGACGACGACGGGGTGCAGGTAACCACGTGGCAGCCGGTGCATGCCGGCACGCTTGCCGCGGGGGTCGAGCCGCTATCCGCCCGCGAGTTCATCGCCGCCGGCGCCGGGCAGGGTGAGGTCTCGGCGCGCATCACCATCCGGTACCGCGCCGGCATTCTGGCGAGCATGCGCGCGGTGCGCGTGCGCAACGGCGCCGATGCCGAGATCTACAACATCCAGGGCGCACTTCCTGATCGCGAGAGCGGCCTGGAGTACCTGACGCTGCCGGTATCGACCGGCACCAACGACGGGCAATAGCCATGAAAGTGGATATCAAGCTGGACGGCATCGGCGATGTCGTCGGCTTGCTGCAGTCGCTGCCTGCCGAGGTGGTGAGCAAGCGCGGCGGGCCGGTGAAGCTGGCCCTGGCCAAGGGCGCGCGGTTCCTGCGTGACCGGGCCAAGGAGAACCTGCAACGCCAAATCACCGCCGACGGCGACGACAGCACGGGCACCACAGTGAAGGCGGTGATCGCCAGCCGCGGCAAAGCGCCGACCGGCACCAAGGGTGAGCGCCAACTGGTGCGCGTGCGCCGCGTGTCCTTCGTCAACGCCAAGGGCGCGCGCACCAGCACGCGCCGTGCCGCGCAGCTCATGGAATACGGCTCGGCCCTCCAGCCGGCTCGGCCATGGCTGCGGCCGGCCGTGCAGCGCCGCGGCTCGCAGGTGATCGATATCGTCACCGAAGATCTGCTGACGCGCCTTGATCGGCTGACGAAGAAGCTAGCCAAGCAGGGCAGGGTGGTGCGCTGATGCTGCCCAAGGTCTATCGAACCATCCACACGCCTGCCGTCGCCGCCATCGTCGGCGATCGCATCGGACGCCACGGCGAGGTGCCGCAGGACGAGCAGCGGCCCTACATCGTCTGGCAGATCGTCAGCGGCCTGCCGTACGACACGCTGAGCGAGGCGCCGAAGGGCGATGCGACCAGCGTGCAGATCGACTGCTATCACGCAACCGATGTAGGCATCGAGCAACTCGCTGTCGCCGTGCGCGCGGCGCTGGATGAGCTCCTGATCGCCAATCGCGTGGTCATCAATAACAGGGACTCGGCAACGAGGCTCTACCGCATCGGCCTCGAGGCCGATTTCATCGACCAGCGCTGACGCCTGGTCGCTTCTACACAGCCGCCCTCGCGCGGCGCACATGAGGATTTAGCCATGACCGAGGGCGTCGTCAAGACCCAGGGCACGCACCTGTTTTTCGTCGATCCGGACGCCGCTGGCGGCCCGGCTATCACCAAGTTCGCATGCCCCACCGGTGCGTCCGGCCTGGGCGGTGCCGCCGACCAGATCGAAGACACCTGCCTCGATGCGACCACAGACCGCACCTATCAGCGCGGCCTCGGCAACCCGGGCCAGGTGTCCATGCCGTTCAACTACATCCCGAGCAACGCATCGCACGATGCACTGTTCGCGCTGAAGGACAGCGGCAAGGTGGTGGATTGGTACATCGGCCTGAGCGATGGCACTGCCGCGCCGACCTTGAGCGTGGACGACGCGCTGGTACCGCCTCTGGCAAGCGCTCGCTCCGGGTTCGCCTTCAAGGGCTACGTCGCCGACGTGAACATCGACATCGCAACCAACGAGATCGTGCGCGGCACGGTCACCGTGCAGCGCAGTGGTGGTGTGACCCGTTACGGCAAGCCGCTGGCGGCCTAACCCCAACCTGCAGGGCCGGCCTTGGCCGGCCCGATCTCTCTGACCGGAACTGTCTATGACCAATCCCATTCCCACCGCGCCGCCGCTTTTCGATTCATCGCTGTTCGTTTCGCCGGATGTGCAGACGCGTCAGGTGTCGCTGCCCGACGGCAAGGAGCACACGTTCTACATTCGCGAGCAACAGGCGGGCATCGTGCGCGCCTTTGCCCTCGGCCAATCCAGCGACGATCCGGAGAAGCAGGCCGATTCCATGGCTCGCCTGATTGCAAAGGCGATCTGTACGCAGGATGGCAAGCCGGCGTTGACGCTGGAGCAGGCGCGCAACCTGAAGATCAGCGTGCAGTACGCGCTCGCCGCCGCAATCAGCGGGGTGCACAGTTACCAGGGAAACGTCAGCTCGCCGAGCGAGGCACCGGAGAGTGGTTCCGATACACCCTCGCTCTAGCGCTGGGCAAGACGCTAACCGAAATTGACGCGATGCCGGAAACAGAGATGGCCGGCTGGCGCACCTACTACACGCTGTATCCCTTCGACGATCTGCACCGGCACCACCGCCCGGCCGCGATCATCGCCGCCTCGATGGGCGGCAAGTTCGAGCAGGTGCTGACCGAACTCGCTCCCACACCCACCGACCCCGAGCTGAGCGACGCCGACCGCGACGTGGTGCGGGCGCTCGGCTTCGACCGCTGATAGGACGAACATGGCAACTGCAGGTTCAATCGTCGTTGATCTGCTGATGCGGACCGGCTCGTTCGAGACCGATACCGACCGGGCCAGCAAGCAGGTGCGTAAGTTCGGAAAGGACTCCCAAGCGGCGGCCGCAGACGTGGGCGCTGCTTTCGGCAAGATCGGCGGCGCGGTGGTGGGCGGCCTGGCCGTGGCAGGCACTGCGATCCTCAAGTGGACGCGGCAACTGGCAACCGCTTCCGGGGAGATCGAGCGCTTCGCGCGCCTGTCCGGCACCAGCGAGCAGACGTTCCAGCGCCTCGCGGCGGGCGCGTCGACGGTGGGCATCCAACAGGACAAGCTGTCCGACATCTTCAAGGACACGCAGGACAAGGTCGGCGACTTCCTGCAAAACGGCGGCGGTGAGCTGCAGGACTTCTTCACCAACATTGCGCCCAAGGTGGGGCTCACTGCCAAGGAGTTTCGCAACCTCAGCGGTCCCGAGGCGCTCGGCAAGTACTACAGCGCCCTCGAGAAGGCTGGCGTGTCGCAGGGCGACATGGTGTTTTACCTGGAGGCGATCGCGAATGATGCGTCGCTGCTTGCCCCGCTCCTCGCCAACAACGGGGAGGGTTTCAGGAAGTGGGGCGACGAGGCCGAGCGTCTCGGTGTCGTGCTGGATGCGCAGACAACGAAGTCGTTGAAGGAACTGCGCCTCCAAACGTCCGAGATGGAGCTGGCGTTTCAGGGCTTGAAAAATCAGGTGGGCGCCGAGCTGTTGCCGCAGGTCAAGGAGCTGACCGCATTCATGGGGAGCGACAGCACGAAGAGCGCTATCGTCAATCTCACTACGTGGGTGGGAGGGTTGACCGCCGAGATGGCGAATGGCGTCGTCATGCTCGTGAACTACATGGGTCGGCTGAAGGAGCTGCGAGATCTTGAAGGCGCAAACACGTCGGCGCTGGGCGATGCATCCACTGAAGCTCTCAATGAGCAGCTAGGCGCGGTTTCTTCGCAGCGGCGTCTTATCCAAGCCGTTGAGCCGGAGTCGGTCAAGAAGCAGGAGCAGCTCAACGATCTGCTGCGGCAACAGCTGGCGCTCCAGCGCGAGATCACAAAGCGCAACCGACCCGAGGTGAAGCTGCTCGAGAACGGAGCAATGCCGGACGATGCGGCGCTGGTGCGCCCGGCCAAGACGGCGACGTTCGAGTACACCGACAAGGAGGCGGGCAAGGTCGCGGCCGAGCTGCAGAAGACCTACACCGCCATGTCGGCGGAGCTGGCCAAGCAATTGGCGCTCAACGGTCAAAACACCGAATACGCGAAGGTGCTGTATGAGCTCCAGAGCGGATCGCTCAAGGGCATCACCGGCGCGCAGGCGCAGAGCCTGCTGCAGCTGGCAGAGATCAAGGACGTCAACGAAGACATCGCGGCCATCTACGGCGCGACCGACGAAAAGGTCAACACCTACCTGGCGGGCTTGGAGCGAGAACTGGCGCTTCACGGGCAGATCGGCGAGGCCGTCAAGGTTGCCTATGACATCCGCACCGGCGCGTTCGGCGCGCTGAGCGAGGAGCAGGCGCGGCTGCTGGAGAGCTATGCCCAGACGAAGGACGCCATGGACGACTACGCGGCCATCTACGGCGAAGGCTACGACAGCATGATCGCCAAGACCAAGGAAGGCAGCGACATGATGAAGGAATTCGGATTGGAGGCCGCCCGAAGCATGCAGGGCGCATTCTCCGATTTCCTGTTCGACCCGTTCGAAGAAGGGCTTGGCGGTATGGTCAAAGGCTTTGCCAAGACGATCCAGCGCATGCTGGCGGATCTGGCGGCATCGCAGCTGCTGAAGGCGCTCGGCACCATGGCGGCCAGTTCCGGCAACAGCTGGGTGGCGGCGATCGGCGGTGCCATCGCGGGTGGTCGCGCTGGCGGCGGCCCCGTCGCTGCGGGCTCAATCTACGAGGTGGGCGAGGGCGGCCGGCCGGAGATGTACGAGGCAGGCGGCCGCACCTACATGATCCCGGGCAATCAGGGCGGCCGCGTTGTGCCGATCACTGCCGGCCGGCCCGTCACCGATGCGGCTACCGGTGCAGGTGGCGGCGTGAGCCTGCACATCAGCAACGTCATTCAGAACGACGGCACGGCCAGCACCAGCGCGCAGGGCGACGAGAACGACATGCTCCGCGCGCTGAACCAGATGATCCAGCCGATGGTCTTGCGAGTGCTGCAGCAGCAGATGCGACCGGGCGGCCTGTTCGCGCCAGGTGGCGCCCGTGGCTGAGGTCTTCACCTGGCCCGTCCGAACGGAGGCGAGCGGCAATGTCACGCTCGCGGTGCGCGCAGCGCAGTTTGGCGATGGCTACCGGCAAACATCGCCGGACGGAATCAATCCGAAGCGGCAGAGCTGGAACATCTCGCGCGTCGGCAAGGAGGAGCTGATCACGCAGATCATCGCCTTCCTCGATGCACATGCCGGTCGGTCGTTTCTATGGACTCCTCCGCTTTCGGTGCAGGGCTACTACCAGTGCGCGACCTACAACCCGGTGGCGCACGGCGCGGGCAACTACACCCTCAACGCCACATTTGAACAACAATTCCAGCCTTAGGAACGCTTCATGGCTCGCAAAATAATTGACCTTGACACCCTTCAGTCGGACGGCGGGCGTGGGGATGTGCCGCGGGTGGCATTCCAAAAAACGAATGAAAATTTCGAAGAGGTATATGGGATTGCCTCAACAGCCTCCACTGTTGCCACCTCGGCAGGAAATGTTGCATCTGCTGCTCTACCAAGATCGGGGGGCACCATGACAGGTACGATCGGCAGCACTGCTACTGTTGGCTTTAGCGTTTCCGCTGCGAGTTTTTCAGCAATTGCACTGAGGGCCACCGGCGCTAACGGCCGCGAATATCGGCTCGTGTCCACCGACGATACGAATGGGCTTGGCGGTAGCCAGCTCATTGTCTACAACCAGACGAATAATGCTGTCGTCAATCGCTGCGACTACAGCTACAACTTTGTGCCCGGTGGCGACAATAATCGCTCGCTCGGCACGCTTCAGGCCAGGTGGTCCGTTGTCTACGCTGGCGCCGGCACGATCAATACATCCGATGCTCGCGAAAAAACTCCTATCCGCCCGCTCACATCTTTGGAGAAAGCTGCGGGTCTTGCCCTGGGACGCGAGCTTGGCGGGTTTCACTTCTTGAGCTCAACGAGCATGGACACGTCGATCGAGCACATCGGTATGACAGTGCAGCGGGCAATTGAGATACTTGAGGCCCACGATCTGATTGCGTCGAATTATGCATTTGTCGTGCACGAATCCTGGCCGGCGACGCCAGAGGTCACTTGGCAGACTGACCCTGAATATGACCTCGAAGGGAACCTGATCCGTCCTCCACAAACGATCGTTATTGAGCCAGCAAAGCCGGCAGGTGATCGATACGGGTTCCGCATGGATCAACTGCTAGCTTTCGTCATGAGGGCAATTTGTGAGCAGGTTGACCTATTTCTGAGCGCCAATGGCGGCGCGGAAAGTGCCGGATGAGTCTCCTCGCAGACATCCAGACCCTGGAGCCTGGCGCGCGGGTGACGCTGTTCGAACTGGATGCGACCTCGCTGGGTGCCGACAGCCTGCTATTCCATGCGCACCTGCAGACCAACCCGATCGTTTGGCAAGGCCAGGTCTATGACCCGTGGCCTGTCGAGGCCACCGGCTTCGAGCGCACCAGCGACCAGCCGCCCAATCCGCGCCTGCGTGTCGGCAACATCGACGGCACCATCACCGCGCTGTGCCTGCTGTTCGATGACCTGGTCGGCGCGCGCCTCATCCGCCGGCAGACGCTGGCCAAATACCTCGACCCCGTCAACTTCGCGGGCGGTAACCCGACTGCCGATCCGGAAGAGCATTTCCCCGACGAGATCTGGTTCATCGAGCGCAAGGTCAGCGAAGACCACACCCAGGTGGAGTTCGAGCTGGCCACCGCTGCCGATCTCAACGGCGAGCAGCTGCCAGGCCGCCAGATCATCGCCAACACCTGCAGCTGGATCATTCGCGGTGGATACCGCGGCCCGTACTGCGGGTACAACGGCCCGCCGGTGGCGGATATCAATGACAACCCTGTGAGCGAACCATCACTCGATGTCTGCGGCGGGAAGGTGCGGTCCTGCAAGCTGCGCTTCGGAGCGAACAACCCGCTGCCTTACGGCGGTTTCCCCGCCGCCGGCCTGCTGCGCACGTAGCGCGCAACCTCCATCCACCACCACCTTGAGGCCCGCCACGTGCGGGCCTTTTTCATGGGCGACCACATGGAACACGCAACCCTCTTGGCCATCCAGGCGCATGCCGCCGCTGAGTACCCTCGCGAGTGCTGCGGGCTAGTCGTGCTGTCCGGTACAGGCGAGCAATACCGGCCCTGCCACAACGTCGCCACCACGCCAAGCGAGCACTTCATCCTGCCGGCAGAGGACTACGCCGCTGCCGAGGACGCCGGAAGAATCGTGGCGCTGGTGCATAGCCATCCGAATGCGTCAGCGCATGCTTCGGATGCGGACAAGGCGATGTGCGAAGCCAGCGGGCTGACCTGGCACATCATCAGCGTTGGCCAGGTCGACGGCGCGCCGGAGTGCGGCGAGGTGCAGACCATCCAGCCGAGCGGCTACGTGGCGCCGCTCGTGGGTCGCCAGTTCGCCCACGGCGTGCTCGACTGCTACACGCTGGTGCGCGACTTCTATGCCCGCGAGCTGGGTATTCAGCTGTCGCAATACGAGCGTGCCGACGACTGGTGGAGCAACGGCGGCGATCTCTACGCACTCGAGCGGCTGCAGGCCGAGGGATTCGCGGAGATCCAGGACGAGCCGCAGCGCGGTGACCTGATCGTGATGCAGATACGCGCGCCGGTGCCGAATCATGCCGGCGTGTACCTGGGCGATGGCCAGATGTTGCATCACCTCGCAGACCGGCTGTCGGCGCGCGTGCCCTACGGCGGCTACTGGGCTGACCGCACCGTGCGTGTGGTGCGCCACAAGCTGGCCGCGGGCGGTGTTGCATGAGCCTGCATGCAGTTCCCAAAGTCCGCGTGGTGCGGCTGTACGGCGTGCTGCGCGCCAAGTTCGGCAAGGAGTTCCGCCTGGCTGTGGCTTCGCCGGCCGAGGCCATCCGCGCGCTGTCGGTGCAGCTTCCAGGCTTCCAAGCCTTCCTCATGGGGGCCAAGGACCAAGGCCTCACCTTTGCCGTTTTCAACGGCCGGCGCAATCTGTCCGAAGACCAGCTGCACGATCCTCCAGGCGATGATGCCATCCGCATCGCACCTGTGCTGCAGGGTTCAAAGCGCGGCGGGGTGCTCCAAACCATCATCGGGGCGGTGTTGATTGTCGCAGGTGCTTTTCTGATGTGGACGCCGTTCGGTGTCCCACTGGTCAGCGCAGGCGTATCGATGGTCATTGGCGGCGTGGTGCAGATGCTTTCCCCAACGCAGAAGGGATTGGGCACCCAGGACAGTCCGGACAACCGCCCGAGCTATGCGTTCAACGGGCCGGTGAACACCCAGGCGCAGGGCAACCCCGTACCCGTGGCCTACGGCGACACCTGGACCGGCTCGGCCGTGATCAGCGGCGGCATCTTCGCCGAGGATCAGCAGTGAGCGGCGACGCGCAGGAGCGCGCGCTGGCGTTGCACGGTGCCAAGAAGGGCGCCAGCTCCGCCCGCACGCCGGTGGAGACGCCAGACAGCCTGCAATCGATCGCCTTCGCCAAGATCATCGACCTCATCAGCGAAGGCGAGATCGCAGGGCTCAAGGATGGCCTGCGATCGGTCTACCTTGACGGCACCCCACTGCAGGGTGCCGACGGCAGTTTCAATTTCCAGAATGTCCGCTTTGAGACGCGAGCCGGCACCCAAGACCAAGAACACCTGGCCGGGTTCCCAAGCGTGGAAAACGAAAACTCGGTAAACGTCGAACTGCGCAGCGACCAGCCTGTCGTGCGCAGCTTTACCAATTCCGACCTATCCGCGATCCGCGTGCGCATCGCGGTGCAGGCGCTGCAAAAGACCAACACCACGAACGCAGATATCGAGGGATACAGCATCGCTTACGCGATCGACGTGGCCACGGACGGCGGCGCGTTCAACACGGTGATCTCGAACGCCTTCACCGGCAAGACCACGACGCTGTACGAGCGCAGCCACCGCGTCGACCTGCCCGAGGGCAGCCAGTGGCAGATTCGCGTGCGCCGGCTCACGCCCAACGCCAACAGCGCGACCATCGCAGACACCACGCTTGCGCAGTCGATGACCGAGATCATCGACGCCAAGCTGCGCTACCCCAATTGCGCTCTCGCTGCGTTGGAAGTGGACGCAAGCCAGTTCCAGGCCATCCCGACGCGGGCCTATCGCGTCCTGGGCCGTATCGTGTCCGTGCCGAGCAATTACGACCCGCAAGCGCGCACGTACTCCGGTATCTGGGACGGCACCATGAAGCCGGCTTGGACCAACAATCCGGCTTGGGTGTTCTACGACTTGGTGACGAACGACCGGTTCGGCCTGGGCCACCGCATCCCGGCCGCCTGGGTCGACCGCTGGCGCCTGTACCAGATCGCGCAGTACTGCGACCAGATGGTGAGCGATGGGCAGGGTGGGCAGGAGCCGCGGTTCACCTGCAACGTGTATTTGCAGACCAGGCAGGACGCCTACAAGATGCTGCAGGACATGGCGGCGGTGTTCCGCGGCATTACCTACTACGCCGCTGGGCAGGTCTTGGCATCGGCTGACATGCCGCAGGACCCGGTGTATCCCTTCAACCAGACGAACGTCATCGACGGCCGTTTCACCTATTCCGGCTCCGCACGGAAGGTGCGCCACACGGTCGCTTTGGTCTCGTGGAATGATCCCGACGACTTCGGACGCGCCAAGGTCGAGACGGTGGAGTACCGACCGGGCATCGCGCGCTACGGAATCCAGCAAGTGGAAGTCGCAGCGATGGGCTGCACGTCGCGCGCCCAAGCGCAGCGCATTGGCCTGCATATCCTGTACACCGAGAACCTCGAAACGGAGACGGTCACGTTCGGTGTCGGTCTCGAGGGCGCGGTGCCGCAACCTGGCGACATCATCGAAGTGGCAGACCCGAACCGGGCCGGCCGCCGTAATGGGGGGCGCATCAAGGGTGCAGGCCTGCAGTCGGTAGATCTGGACGTGGTGCCGCCGGGCTTGAATGCCGGCGATACCATCCGAGTGCTTGGCAGCAATGGCCGCAGCCAGGGCCGGACGATCAGCCGGATCGCCGGTTCCACGGTGTATGTGACGGTGCCATGGGACAGCGTGCCGGTGGCAACCTCGGTCTGGGCGGTCTCCACCGCCGAACTGGCGCTTCAGACCTTTCGGGTGCTTGCCGTGGCAGATGGCGATGGCGCGGAGGGCGCCATCACCTACCAGATCACCGCGCTTGAGCATGTGCCGCAGAAGTTCGCAGCGATCGACGACGGCGCGCGCATCGAACTGCCGCCGATCAGCATCATTCCGCCCAGCGTGCAGCCGCCGCCGACGAATGTGCGGCTCTCGTCGCACAGCTTCGTTGAGCAGGGCATCGCACAGCACGTGCTGACCATCGCGTGGGATCCGGCCGACAAGGCCATCGCCTACGACGTCGAGTGGCGTCGCGATGATATGGCCTGGGTGAAGGCCGGCCGGGCGACCACCACCAACCTGGAAGTGCGCGGCATTTACGCCGGCCAATATCTGGCGCGCGTGCGCGCGGTGAACGCGCTCAATGCGGTGTCGATGCCCGCGCTGTCACCGCTGACTGAGGTCACCGGCAAGATCGAACCGCCGCCGTCGCTGGCCAGCCTCACTGCCGCGGGCATCATCTTCGGAATCGATCTAGCGTGGTCATTTCCACAGGGCGCTACCGACACGGAGCGCACCGAGATCTGGTATAGCCCTGCCAACAACCTGGACGGCGCAATCAAGCTGGGTGACTTTGCATACCCGCAAGCGCGGCACTCGATGCTCGGCCTGGCCGCAGGCGCGCGCTTCTTCTTCTGGGGGCGTTTGGTCGACCGCAGCGGCAACATCGGGCCGTGGTATCCGCTCACCAATGGCGTGATGGGTGAGAGCAGTACCGATGCCACAGCGATCTTGGAATACCTGGCCGGGCAGATTGGGCTCAGCGAGCTCTCCCAGCAGCTCAGAGCTGAGATCGAATCCATTGCCGACCTTGTCCCATTGGTATGGGACGCAGGGGCTACATACACGAATGGCCAGACCGTTGTGCACAACGGAGTGATATGGAGCTGGAGCGGCAACGCGGCCGGCAATGAGGAACCACCAGGTACGCAGTGGCGGAACGTCGGCACGGCGATAGCTGAGGCTGGCGCCATCGTCGGGCGTTTGCAGAACCTGGAACTCAAGGTCAACGATCCTGCGACTGGCTTGGCGGCCATAGGCTCCCAGACTCAAGGTCTCGTCGCCCGTTTCAGTCCCTGGTTTGCTGGCGACACCGTAGGCGGCGTGGGCAACCTGCCGGGCTATGCCGGCACGGTTACCGTCGACTCCGTAATCGCCAGCGGGGACTATGTACAGGCAAAGCGGATCGACACCGTGCAGGCTTCGCTTGGGGAAACCGCTGCAAGTGTTGAGCAGGTCTCTCAGAGCGTGGTCGCGCTCAATGGCAAGGTCTCGGCTACGTACACCGTCCGGGCGCAGATCACGAGTGCCGGACAGATCTATCTGGCCGGCATGGGCGTCGGGGTGGAGCAGCAGGCAGACGGCAGTTACCAAAGCCAGATACTGATGCAGGCCGACAGGTTTGCGGTCATCAACGTGGCCAACAACGCAGTGACTTCGCCGTTTGTTATTCAGGGCGGACAGGTCTTCATCAACCAGGCGCTGATCGGCAATGCCTGGATCACCAACGCCATGATCGGCGAAACCATCCAGTCGAACGGTGTCGGCGCGAATGGACAGCCTCGCTGGAAGCTGGATAAAAACGGCACGCTCTCGATGAACGGCGCGAACAACGGCGGTTTCATGACGCTCAACGAGCAGGCGCTGCGCTTCTGGAACGCAGCCGGCACCGTTGCGCTGTTCGAAGCCGGCGAGCTGCTCTGATGGCACGTGGCATCCGTCAACGAGATCTGGACGGCAACATCCTGATCGACATCTCCACGCGCATCACCAGCAAATTCGGCGCGGTCAGCATCGCGGCAGGCTCCAGTGGCTCGATCGCCGTCCCGGCTCTCGGCACCAACGAGATTTATTTCTGGTTCTCTGCCAGCAGCAGTGCCCAGTTTGCCCAAGCGCCGCTGTTCACCGTGGACGAGCAGGCCGGGACGATCAGCTGGAATTACGGTGGGGGCAGCAACATGGGCACGCAGATCGGTGGTGTGCTCACATACGGGAGGTACTGAATGGTTCTTGGCGTGAGAATCCGCCCCGAGGGCGGGAACATCATCCAGATCGACACGCGTTACGAAAATCTCGCGTTGAAGCAGAAGGGAACCGTGACCGCTGTCGGTGCCAGTTCGGGTGGTGCGGCCCAGGGCATTGGCTTCGCCACCGTCACAGTTGGCGGTGGCAACTCTCCGCTCATCGCCGTCACCTGCGCCTCGTTTGTTGGCCTTCGCAATCGATCCCAGAACGGGAGCACCTTCACCTTCGAGCTTGTGTGCGAGACGGCCAACACCGCTATCCAGTACTACGTCTTTGACACCACCGATGTGGCGCAAATGGCGTTTGTCACAAGCAAGGGGGTGCGGTTCCGCGACCCGGCCACCGGCCGCATCGCTTTCGATTCGCGTTACAAGTACATGCGGGTGATCGGCCGCATACGCGCCACCGCAGGCACCGCACAAACTGACTTTCCGACCCAGCCGGACGGGGTAGCGATCGCGCTGGGGCACACCGGTGCGTCGTACACCATCGTGAGTGGACTCATTGGTGGCGGCCCTCGCTGGATGATGGATCGCCTTGGCTATGTGGCAGGGGTTCGGTACACGCCGGGAACAGCGTCAGCAAAGGGCATCAACACGTACTACGACCACGCCGAGGGCAACCAGGGCAGCCCACCGGCACCTCCCGGAACGTTCGGGACCATGCAGGTGGATTGCCTGCTGCTCAACGTCCGCAATTACTGAGCAGGCTCAACGCGGCGCACCCCGGTACGGTCCTGGAATTTGATGCTCCAGGGAGTTATGAGATAGCCCGGCCGGCGGTAGTAGATGGCCGGGATATGATCCTCGCGCGCGTCCCTGGCGATACCGTTTACGAGCAGATAGGGCGATGTGGTCTTGGGCACGTCGCACCATTCCTGCCGCCCGTCGGTCTTCAGCGTCAGGCTATACGGGCCGGCGCCCAGGATCTCGCCACACACGATGGATCGGGTGCTCACCGACGCGGCGCGCGCGCGCGGCGCGATCCGTGCCACGAAGGCGTCAAGGCTCTCACCCGCAGCGGACGTTTCGCGGTGCAGCTCCGTTGCATGGCCGGATTTCACCGGCGGAGGGTCTGCAGCGAAAGCGGGGAGGCTGGCGCCAAGGAGCGCCAGGGAGGCGGCGGTGGCCAGTAGTGGATGCATTACGTTCTCCTGTCGGCTACACCGGTCATCGCCGGCGGCGCGAGATCATCTCGGCGCGCAGCCAAGATGCTTTGCGCGTGCTCAGGAAAAAACGTTCACTTGCATGCGCGGCGCACAGCACCGGTGAGGAAAAATCCGACCCCGCATTGCGGTCCCGCCCGATATGTGCAACCCCATGCCGGTGGCAATCTACACATGCCGGACGCGGGGCCCAAGGCCGCTCACCCGCGTGGCGCCTGAGCAGCGCCAAGCCGGCTCCTACGACGTATCGCTATTCCGCCGAGACTTTCCAACCGCACTATCTGGATGTAGCTTAGAGATCCAAGCTAAGCCGAGTGGGGGGCGCATGATCAAGATCAGTATGGAAGCGCAAATTCGAAATTGCGGCACGGCGATCTCAGTGCCAGACGGAACGAATCTGGAATTTGCAGGGCTGATTGACAATTGCGGTACAGGTCTTCAGGTTCGCGATAGTTCGGTACTTACTCAGATAGGCCTGCGAGAAGACACTCCGCCTCATGAGCTTGCTGAGGTTCTTGAGATAATCAAGTCAAACTCAGAATTGGCAGATAGGCAAGGTCCGAAGCTCGCCAAGTATCTCGCCATCGGATCAGACCTTTCGACAGTTATAAAGACATTGGCTGAAATCGTTCAATCACCTGCTGGCCAATCCTTCATAAAAATGTTTGCACAATAAAGAGTCAGCCATCCCAGTTATGGCCTCTACTAGATGTAGCCTTCAAGATCTTCGCGGGTCAGCACGCCCAGGCGGTGGCCCCATGACGCAACCAGTTCAACGATGGTTGGCGCCTCCGCTGGGAATGCATATAGCAGCTCCGCCTCGAACTGGTTGAGCACTTCCAACGGCTCTGAAGCACAGGCGAGCCGCTGCTGCAGTTCTTCGAAGAGGCTGGGTGCGCTGGTATCCATGCAAAGCAGTCTACGGCGCCGCGTCTCAAGCGGTGAGACGTGCCGGCCGATACTGGCGGCATGGATAGAGCCGAACTCCGAACCCATCTGGAAAACCTCGATGCCGCGGTACCGGCGCTGTGGAAGAGCAGCCCCGACCGTTGTCACTTCTGGCAAGCCTTCGCCGGCATGGCCGACGTCATTGAGGACGGCGCCGTCACGGGGGACGATGCCCAATTCGTGTCCCGGCGGCTCGACGAGATCCTGGCTTGGCATGGTCTGGAAGACGGCGACCGCGACTGTTGAGGGACCGCTATGTGCTACTCCGCCGAGATCCAGGCTGACTACCGGAAGATAGTGCGCCACTTTGGCGCAATTATGTCGATCGAGGAGTTCTCGAAGCTGTGGCTGCGGCAGGGCGAAGCGGAGAAGCGACCCAAGACGCCCAAGGCATTGGATGATGCGTTCAGGGCAGGCGGGGAGGGTGCGCTGGCCTCGATCGCTTCGGATCTGGCCGCCTGGGATGCCGAGGACATGCAAGGCCTGGAGCAGGAGCTTTTCAAGCAGGCCCGGCGCCTGGCCGATGCCGAGCGTGTGCTGGCCAGCGCCAAGCCGACCAAGAAGGCGGCCAACGACCAGCGCATCGCGACGACCAAGATCGAGCAGATCAAGGGTCGGATCGCCGACCTGCAGCGGACCGAAGCCAAGGCGCGGGATTACCGCATCTTCCCGGGCTACTACGCGCCGGTGATCATCTCCGAGGGCGGCCAGCGCGTCATCAAGCCGATGCGCTACCAGTGTCGACCCGCCGGCAAGCCGCCGATCTACGACACCAAGTATCCCGGCACCTACAACGCCCGCCGGGACAACCTGCAGGGCTTCTGGCGCGAGCAATTCGGCTATACCCATGGCCTGGTGGTCGTCGGTCGCTTCTACGAAAACGTGGAGGGACCCGACGGCAAAAACCGTGTTGTGCAGTTCCAGCCCAGCGACCGCGAGCCAATGCTGGTGGCCTGCCTGTGGTCCCGCTGGACAGATCCGGCCGGCGATCAGCCGGACCTGCTGAGCTTCGCGGCCATCACCGATGAGCCGGAGCCCGAGGTGGCGGCTGTTGGGCACGACCGGACAATCATCAACATAAAGCCCGAGCACGTCGACGCGTGGCTCAATCCGGATCCGGCCAACCTCCAGGCGCTGCAGGCGATCTTCGACGACAAGCGACATCCGTTCTACGAGCATCGGCTGGCGGCATGAGCGCCGAGGATGACCGAGTGCCGATTTCCCCTGACCCGGCTATGCACTGGAAGCGGTGGGAGGAGTGGCTGGATTTGATCTACGAGGGCACGCCGGTAATTAGAATCCACGCTCAGGAGGATGGAACTGTCCTCATACGGACGCGCGCCTACAGTGAAGGGCCTACCGTGCACCGCCGTATGGCGACTGAGGCTGGCGCTCTTCGCTACGCTAACGCTTGGCTATTGAAGTGGCATGGCCTGGCGAAAACCGAGATAAACAACAAGATTAAGTCCGCACAGTTGGAAATTGCGGCCGCAGCGGCTGCACGTGCCAATTATCCTGAGCTGGACCCGGCAACTTTCACCAAACGACGGCGCCGTCGTTGATGTGCCGATGAATCACCTCTCTAAGGCGAGCCAACGCGGGTGGTAATCAACTCGACCTTGGCAATCTCGATTTCAGGCTCGTTGTCCGTGTCCCAAGTGAAGGCGAACCCTTCCGGTGTGGCTTCTCCTGGCTTCGTTCTGACTTGAAGTCTGATCGCGGTAGGCACGAAGCCATTGGCCGCCGAGCTCACGAGATTCCGCATGGCCTCTGTCGTCAACGTGACGAACGCGGCGAGCTCGGCGCCTGGCTCTGTTCCGCCAACAAGTGGGTAGCAGGAAACCATGCCCACGGTATGCAGTAGCGGCGGCAAGCCAATCGCCGGGCGATCGCCGATCGACACCTCCCAGGTGAAAGGGGTCAGGTCGAGGCCGTCGATGGTGACCAGGGCATACATGCTGGCGACAGCTGTCATCTGCATGGAGCCGACGGTTGCAGGCGATCCTGGAGCGGCCTCGGCGCCTACGGCAAGCGTCCAGGTCAGCGGCTTCAGCTCTATGTGAGCAAATTGTTCCGTCACGGGTATGTTCCTCATGTCCAGGCGTCGTCGGATAGTACGTGGGGCGGGAGGTGAGATGCTTCCATAGCCATCAGATCCTCCTGGTCGCTTGCTCGGTACCGGATTGCTGGGCCGATCGAATTCGTGGCCGGCCAACAGGCAGGTAGAAGCCACCGCTGGCTATCGTCTGGTCTACGGCGTGGGGCCTTCCTGACCCCGGGCAGGCCGGTGCGCGCGGAGATCCATCGCTCCGCGAACCTGATTGCTTGCCGGAGGCTGCCGGTCTGTGGCGCAGATATCTGGGTGCCTCGCCACGAGAGCCAGATTTTCCCGCCGGAGATGTGCGCGACGGTCCCGTAATTGAAATGCATGAGCGCGCTATTTTCGGTCACGGAGACCCAGCGGCAGGCAGGATGGAGAGGTGTCGGCATACGGTCAGCATGTCGCTGGCCGGTTTCAGAATCTGAGAACGGACCAGGCGCTTCATCGTTCAGTTTGTGCGGCCGAGCAGGTAGTTGGCCCAAGACTGCATCAGGGACCGCCTCTTCTCGATCAGTGCACCGCGCCGATAAGCGGCCTCTGCCTTGTTGCGGATCGCATGCGCCAGCGCCATCTCCACTACCTCGCCGGGTGTGTCCTGCGTCTCGGCGGCCCAATCGCGGAAGCACGACCGGAACCCATGCACTGTGAAGGGTAGGCCAAAGCCCTTGGGCGCCGGCTTCTGGACCAGATAAAGCATGGTGTTCTCAGACATCGCGAACGGAGGTAGCTGGCGATCCAAGCCGCGCAGGATCGCCAGTGCGCCCGTCGATAGCGGGACGAAGTGATCTCGGCCGCCCTTCATCCGCGCCGCCGGGATAGACCAGATGCCGGCGGCCAGGTCGAACTCATCCCAGCTCGATCCGGTCACCTCTTCAGTCCGCGCCGCGGTGAGGATGGTGAACTGAAGCGCGCGACGGGCACGGGCGTCGCGCTCGCGCAGCCGTGCCATGAAGGCCGGCGCATCACCGTAGGGCATCGCCGCGTGGTGCTGGGGCTTGCGAACCTTGCTCGGCCTGGGCAGGAGATTGTCCAGGTGTCCACGCCAGCGCGCCGGGTTGTCGCCATGCCGGTGGCCATGCACCTTCGCCCAGTCCAGCACGCGCTCAATGCGCGCGCGCAGGCGCGATGCGGTCTCTGTCTTGGTGGTCCAGATCTGTCGCAGGCAGGCCATCACGTGCGCCGTGTCGATATCAGCCACCGGAATTTCCCGGGCCGGCCCATGGTCCCGCAGCGACTGCGTCCATTGCTCAGCCTGGGCGTCGTTCTTCCAGCCAGCCTTCTGGCTTTCGATAAGCGCATCGGCGCACTCGCCAAACGTCAGGCCGACCGACCTGGCCTGCACGCGCGCGGTTATGGGGTCGCGGCCTTCCAGCAGCATGCGCCGGTGCTCGACGACAGCGCGACGCGCCTCCTGCAGGCTGACCAGAGCGGTGGACCCCAACCCCATCTCCCGCCGGCGGCCGCGCAGTTGGAATCTGAAGACCCAGGACTTGGCGCCGGTTGGACCCACGAGCAGATAGAGGCCGCCGCCATCAGCGTGGTAGCCTTGCTCCGTAATGGTTTGGGCCGCCCTGGCGCTTAATCGATTGATGGGCCTAGCCAT